AAGCATTTAAGTAAATTATGACAATCTGCATTTAGACGACCTAATACAGGCTCACCTAAAACATTTTTATTTTTAGATACTTTATTACCTACATTATCAACTGTTTTGCTTTCTAGATCTTGAAAATAGTCTATTTCAAGCTGAAGAAAATCTCTAGGCAAAGAAGCTACTAAAATTGGTAAAGGAAAAATACCTACTACTTCATAACGATAATCGCTCATACCCACTCCTCTGCTACACCAACTAATTCAGCAATAAGTAATAGAGTTGCTGTAAATGCAGCTCCAATCAATCCTAATGCCAATCCGCCAAATGCAACAATACGAATACCACTCTTAACATAAGACATATAAGTATGCCATTTACGATATCTAGATTCAAAATCACTCATTACCAAAATCTTTCAATTTACCAAACAACACTTTATCTGGAATATTATCTGGTGCAGGCCCTCTTTCACAAGGACTCATAAACAAAGTGTGTGCATTAGCCCACCCTGCTTTAAACCCTTCAATATATATTTGCTCTCTTAATTTTCTTTCGAGAACAAACTCATATAGATCATCATAGGTATCAGTCCATTTCTCTTCTGTCATGCTGCTACTCTACTAAAGTTTTTATGTTTTTCAAATTTCAATACGTTAGTAAACTTGTCATACATTTGATCTACTTTATGACTAATAATAAATGTATTTGTATCTTGTGTAAGGTTATTAATAATCTTTAAGAACTCATCTGTACCATTTGAGTCTAATGACCCATCCAGTACTTCGTCAAGTATGAGAAGATTAGTACTAGCGCTATTACGTAACTTAGCAATAGCTCGCCATGTAAATAGAATAGCAAGGTTGATGCGCATTTTTTCACCTTCAGAGAAAGACGCGTAAGAAAACTCATCTCTAAATCTTGATTTAATTGTTTCATTAAAGTTCTCATCTAATTCAAATTGAACAAAGAAGTCCATTGCAGCAAGATACTTATTAATCAATTTATTAATGACTGGTACATACTGTTTAATAATACGCGCTTTAATACCATTATCCTTAAGAATAATACCTGCAATTGCTAATGCATCTTTATCTTTTAAGAGCTCACTTTTTTGACCTGCATAAGTTTCAAGTGACTGTTCAAGATCTTTCATCTTATCATCATTAATGATATAATCATCTGCTTTTTGTTGCAACTCTGAAATATCTTTAGCAATCTTCTTGCACTGACTTAATAGCCCACTAATGGTGTTTGTTTTTGTAATTTTATCAATGTTTAGACTTGAAATTTGGCTTGAAACATCAGCAATGGATTGAATTCGGTCTTGTATTGTTTTAATTTCGTTTCTGAGTTTTTCAACCCCGTCATTTGTTTCTTTAATCTGTATTTGTTTTGTATCAAGAGTCTCACACTTAAACTCGGTTCCAATGCTCTGCTTGCAAGTAGGGCAGTTATCATGTGAAGTGAAGAATTCGATGTCAGCTTGGAGTTTGGCAATTTTATCTCCCAGCTGTACCTCCAATCTTTGTAATGTTTTTTGTTTTTTATTGACTTGGTCTTGGTCTTCAATTGAATCTCTGAGCGATAAAATTTCTGCATCGATGCGTTCAATATCATTTTTATCTTCCTCAATAAGATTAGTATAATGCTTAAGATCTTTCTTAAGTTTTTCTACCTGCTCTTCACTATTTTTTTGCATAGCGACTGCATGCTCATGTTGCATTTTAATTTTTTCTGAAGTAAGATCATAATTATATTCTACTTCAAGTAAATTATTAGAATTAACATTAACCTTATCTTTAAGTAAACTATTCATAATAGAAAAAATTTGAATATCGAGAAGGTCTTCAATAACTTCTCTGCGGTTCATTGCAGACAACTGCATGAACGGAGTAAACGAAGCAGAACCTAAAACTACTACTTGACAAAAAGATTTATGATTAAGTTTAAGAATTTGCTTCTCTAATACTTCTTGGTAGTCTTTATTATCAGCATTTTGGCTAATCATGTTACCATTCTGATATACTTCAAACACAGAAGGCTTAAGACCGCGAATGATCTTATACATATTTTTACCAATATTAAATTCAATCTCAACAATAAGATCTTTTTTATTAATAGAATTAAGAAGTTGAGGTTTATTTACTTTTCTAAACGGTTTATTGTATAATGCAAAAGATACAGCATCGAGTAAAGTAGACTTACCCGATCCGTTTTCACCAACAATGAGAGTAGTATTAGTTTTTGTTAAGTCAATTTCGGTAAAAGAATTACCTGTACTTAACAGATTTTTCCATCTTATTTTTTTGAAGAAGATCATTCTTTATTTCATCCAATACGACATACTTAGGTGACCAGCCAAGAGATTTAAGTACTCTAGTGTCTGCTTTACTTGAAACCTGTTCACCTGTAACACTTTTATATGGTAAATTTCTACCTATTGCAGCTGCAAGCTGCGATACTTGAACTTGCTCACCAGTACCGATGTCTACAATACCAGTATAATCACTTAATAATAAAATTTCAACTGCTACTATTAGATCTTTTATACTTGTAAAGTCTCTAGTATGTGTTGTAATATATTCTGCTGTATTTTCGAGTAACTTTCTATACATCATATCCGGTCTAGAATCAATTCCGTATACTGTATGAAATCTCATGCCTATAGAATTTTTAGGAGATATTAATTCTAATGCTCTTTTAGTTTGAGCATATGGACTTGTTTCTGGATTCTTAGCAGTAGAGCTAGAAGCATATAAAACTTTAGCATTTATTTTATTAGCGTGTTCAAATATTCTTTTTGATCCATTAACGTTTACATCCCAATATAAATCCGGTTTATTAAAACTATGTCTTACCCCTGCTAACCCTGCTAAGTGAATAATAATATTACAGTTAGGTAAATCACATGATCTAATATCTTGACCATCTTTTATATCTAGACCTATACAATTATAGTTTTCAGAAAGATATTTAAATAAATGACTTCCTATAAAGCCTTTATGCCCAGTAATAAGTATCGTCTGCATTGTTCACTCTATTGATAAAGCTTCATTATATAAGTTTTGTAGCAGCGATTCAATTCTAACTTTATCAGTCTGTACATTCATACCCTGAATATATTTTCTAAGAATAGTCACAGTATCTTCTGCTTCACTAATAATATCATCGTCTTGTTCTAGATCTAAGTGGTGATGATCTTCTACTACTTGTAGATCAACTACACCTGATTTTTCAAGCTTATCGATAACTAAATCAAACCAATATGGGTTAATTTTATTTTTGATAATAACCTTTACATAACAATTTTTATATTTGTCTGCATCAAAAACTACCACTTCATCCATCTCTTTATTAAGATCATCATACATAAATCGATGAAAAAGATTATCTGGATTTTCTATAAATGTTAACTCACGAGTCTCTGTGTCCAAGATATGGAAGCCTTTAGGATCATTATAATCAGACCAAGTATATTGAACGGGAGTGCCAAGATAATGAATATTGCCACTAGAGGAGCGAGTATGATAATGACCGCTAAGTACAAGATCGAATTTATCAAAGAGCTTAGGATCATCGCCATGTGTGTTAATATTCCCTTTATACATTTCAAAACCATTTAACTCAAGATGGCCAATTGCAATTGGTGCTTTTGTTTCTTTAATCATTTTCATAGTAACATCTCTGTTACTATCTGTAATCCACGGAATTAAAAATACACCAGGATCAGTTGTATTCCAGTGCAAGGTGCAAGGTTGTTTATAATAGATATAAACTTTATTATAACGTTTTGTATCTACTACATATTCTGCTTTTGGAGAACCAATTAATTCTTCTAGTGCATTAACATCATTAGTATTTTTATAAAACGTATCATGATTGCCAGCAATAATATGAAGCTCAATATCTAATTGTTTTAGCTTATCTAGAAAATCTTCTCTTAAACGTTTTGCAGTAACAAAATTGATATACTTGCGACGGTCAACAAGATCCCCTGCATGAATAACAGTTGTGATGTTTTGCTCTTTTAATTTAGGAAAAAACACTTCATTAAGAAATTTCTTCATAGCATCATGTTGAATTGGGGAGTCATTTCTAACCCCCCAATGAGTATCGGTAATCAAAGCTATCTTCATTTTCTCTTCTTTGTATTAAAAATAGTATTATTTCTAAGTTCTTGTACTTTTTTAGCTTCATACTTTTGCAATTCACTATTACAAAAATCGCGAATAGCTTCTACTCGTGCAGCATATATTTCGTTTATTCTATTTCCTTTAAAAATATTTTCTGCACAATCAATAACTACTTGAGGTACAAGATGTATATTATTCGTCTTCATAAAATTTCTCCACGCCTACATTAGCTTTTTTAGCTTTAGCTTTTTGTTGTTTTTTAAGTTGTTTTTCATCAAAAGCTTCCACTAAGTTATTCATATAGACGTTATTTAAATCAACATTAACTGGTTTATCTTGATCATCTACCACAGATTGGTCTGCTAATAAACCTTCAAAATAAAAATTCTCTAATGTTTTTTGTTTAATATATAAATGCTTTTTTTCTTTTTCAATTCGTCTTAAAAATGCAAAATGAATTATTTGTGTAAAATATGCAAACGGGTTAGAGCCTTTTTCTGGGTCAAAATTATATAGATAGTTAATACAATTTTCTAGTCCATCAGAAATCATTTCATCTCTATAAGTGTAATTAATAAAGTTTGGTCTTAGCGACAATCTAGTAGCGATCTTATACAAACATTCACCTACATAATTTGGTATAGGTGGTTCTGGCTTATTATTTAATTTTGCATTTTCTATTTCTTTTTTATGATGTAGTAATGCTGTATAAAACTTTTTATTATCTACATAATGTGGTTTTTGTTGTTTAGTACTCATAAGTATTCCTCTACTATCGCGTAGTAAATAAATTTATTATACGCAATTGTATAATTAAATCAACTATTTAATGCTTAGTTTTATCTTTTGATTCGAAGTAGGCTGCTAGTTCTTCTTCAGAAACATTATCAATATTAGGTACTTCGTTTTCTTGATCATTTTGAGCAATTGCATCTAGCTCTTTCTGAGCTTGTTCTGCGTCATCAACACTTCTATACAATGATTTTCTTGATTTATAAAAATCAACCATCTTATCATAATAAGATTGTAGTGGCGGATCAATTGACGCAACACCAACAATATTATTTTTATTAAAAGAAACTAACCCTTCAGAAGCCATTGGCATATATCGAGCTGTGTATATAGATGTAGCTTGTGCGATAGGGTTTGATAGAACCATTATAAGAGGATATTCAACTTTAATTGTTACATCATCTTGTTCAACTATATTACCAATAAGTAGTTGCCCATTAGGTAAAGAAAATATACTAATCATTTAAGCTCCGTATTGAAGATTTTATATTCAAAACCTTCACTATTGTAAATATTTATTCTTTCCATAAAATGCTGTAATGTAAAATTGGTATGAGATTTAATTCTTAGGTCATCAGCAATATCATAAAGTGTCATTGTGTCTTTTTCATCACCTATTCTTAATCCACGACCAATGGATTGTAAAATTCTAACGCGAGACTTAGAAGGACTAGCAAGAATAACGTTATGTAGATTACGTATGTTAATACCAGTTGAAAACGTACCATAACTGGCAACAATGATTGCGTTTGATTCTTTTTCAACAATACCTCTAATTCTTTCTCTGTCTTCACCCTCTATACCACCATGCACAAAAAATATTTTACGATCTGACTCTTTTGAAGTCATCATATCATGTAGAATCTTACCATGCTTTTCTACATATTGAAACAATACAAGAGTATTACCTTTTAATGATAGACTCAAATTACGTATAAACTTATTACGCTTCTCATAGCGTACAATAAAATCCATTTCATCCTGGTATGTATACTTACGTGCTTGTTGCTTTATATCATCTGAATATTGTAGTATAAGAGCTTTAATATTTAAATTAGCAACATGACCTTCTTCCATAAGATCGGTTGTTGTAGTTACTTGCTTTACTGGACCGAATAGTCCTTCAAGAGTAACTCTATTTGTTTGCGACCCATCAAGCGTTCCAGTAAATCCAAATCTATATCTACAGTCTTCTAGCTTTTCCATAATTGATTTAAGCGATGTAGCTTTAAACTGATGAACTTCATCACCTAATACGCAACCAAATTGCTTAAACCATTGCTTAGGCATTTTATAGATAGACTGCCAAGTGCTAATAACTATTGGACTATCTGTTTGTTTATCTACACCAGCTGTAATACAATGTATGTCTAGTTTCTTATCAGTATAACTTTCAAAATCTTTTTTCATTTGAAGAACAAGCGATACTGTAGGAACAATAACTAATACTTTATGGTTCTCACAATTATAATACTCTGCAAGTGCATATATGATAAGTGATTTACCAGATGCAGTAGGAGAAAGAAATATACCTCTTTCTCTATTAATAGCACTCATAAATGCTTTATGCTGATATTCTCTTGGTTTAATTTTAATTCCAAGATCATAAGGACTACCACTTTTATGATATTTTTTAGGAATTAAATTTTCATCAATTTTAATATCATAATTTCGTGATTGACAAAACTCAGATATTTCTTTTACTAAACCTGTATAAGTTAACCCATTCATAGAATTAAGTAATCTTACTTTACCGTCCCAAAACTTATTACGTACAGCAGGCATAAATTTAGCCCCTGGTACTGTAAAAGTTAAATGTTCAGAAAGCTCTTGAACTACTGAAGCCTCAGATACAACTTTAAGATATACTTCATTTACTTTTTGCAGGTACACTGTATCACGCACCCACCTTGAACTTTTCATAATCGATCGCCGCTTTAATAAGGTATCCCCTATTACTTATCGATTTGATAATCGACTCAAGCGTATCGACTTTCTCTTGTTGTACAGCAATTCTAAGGTTAAATTTAATTACATCTTGATCTGCCTCCAAATACATTGGAACGTCAGATTTAATAATAGATAGACGAAATGGATCCCATCCGTTAGCTTTTAAATCTTCTTCTGGAAGAATGCCTCTATAATAATCATGCTTAAGTTTAAAGAGCTCTTTTCGCTCTTCTTCCATTTTACGGAGAAGGAGACGCTCTTCAGTAAATACTCTTAGATATTTCGCATGTAACTTAGGAATCTTTAACGATTCATCACCAAGCTCAGTGCGGTCAACATTACAATCTGCTGACCACCATTCTAAAATTTCATCAAGTTTCATAACAAAGCCTTTTTAATTAAGGATCAACAACTACAAACTGCTGATATCTAAACTTTACAGAAGCGTTTACATAATTAACATCAGAGTCAACTGAACTAAATTCCATACCTGATAGCATTATAGGATACATATTTCTAAATTGAAAGCTTTTTATGCCCATCATAGAGCTATTAAGTATTGTAAGTGTACCATCTGAATACAAACCTGTGCCTTCTAGATTTGGCTTATAGTTCTCACCTGATACGTCTCTTAACTGTTTGTAGCCTTGAAAATTTTCAGGGCGTACAATTTTAGTAATCCAATTATAAATTTCTAAATAATTTTCTAAATTTTCATCTACCTTGAATACTATATCTAGATCTGCATATTCGATACTATCACCGATAAGAGGTATACCTTTAAACGGAGTAGGTAGTTTTGCTGTGCCTATTGAAATACTTGGAACGCTAGCTTTAATTACAAAGAAGTTCAACGCAGGAGAGCGTTTAAGACTAAACTTAAACCCTAACGGTGAAAGAAAATTTATATCTGTTAATTGATTCTCTAATGCTGGCATTTTATATTCCTCTATATTATTATATTTATATTGCTTAATAATACAAGATAAATAATCATATATGGTGTTTAATTATGAGGTTAAAATGAGTGAACCATCAAATCAGCCTTTACAAATGCGTCAAATTTTTGGTGTTCCTATTTTTAGGAAAAAATTTGATCTACATGATGCTTTTAAAGAACAAGCATTAGTGTATTTAAAAGATAAAGAAAACTTTAGAAAATATACTTCTAGACCTAGTTTACTTTTTACATCTTCAAATTTACATAAAGAAGAAGTTTTTAAACCATACTCAGAATTTTTTATTAATTCACTTAAAGAAGTAATGGAATCAATTGGATTTGAACCTGATATTGCTTTAACGGGTATGTGGGGTACGGTGCATCCTAATAACGGATATCACCACAGACATACACATTATAATTCATTTCTAGCTGGGGTATTTTATTTTGATGGTAATGAACAATGCGCAGGTACTACATTTTTTAACACTAACGTTCAACACAATATTATTGTGCCAAAGTTAAAAGATAGAAGACCTCATGCAAGTATGATAGAGTATACAGTGCCGTTTGAAGAAGGCACGTTAGTTATATTCCCTGCATGGTTACCTCATCATACAGCTCATAATAACTTAAGCAGAACTAATTCTTATAGAAAGATATTATCATTTAATTCAATGCCTGTGGGTGCAACAAACAATGATTTATTTGATAGATATAGTTATTCAGATGTAAGTAATAATGAAGATCTTCCTGTTACGTTGGATCATCTATTAGGAAGAGAAAATTATAATAATTGGGGCTTGATAGATAATGAGCCGTATTTTACAGAACAAAAAACAAAGGAAGAGGGGCAGTGAGCCCCTCTTTTAATTTACAGTGTATATTATTATACTTCCTTAAACTTCTTAAGCAAGAAGTTAAGAATAGTACCGTAAATAGGTAAGATGATGAGTGTAGAGATAAGAATCTTAAACACAACATCATTATTAGCAATAGTAAGCCAATTTTCTGCCATAAATGGATCTGCTGAATTGTAGAAAGCAGTACCAAAGAATACATAGGTATCAACTGCGTTGGCAAATACTGAGCTTGCAAGAGGAGCTGCCCACCAGAAACTAAACTTCTCTCGAATACGTTGGAAGACTGAAACGTCAAAAAGCTGTCCAACAAGGTAAGCAGTAGCGCTTGCAAGACCAATACGCCAGTCAGCAATCAACCCGCTAATAACGATAGCAGGAATATATGCAAGACCTACAACATACCTTGCATTATGCTTATTAGTTAAACGTACTGTAAGATCAGTAGCAATGAGTACTAGCGGGAAAGTAAACATTGCGTATGTAACAGTTAGTCCAAAAAATGTAGTTGGAAACTGTACAAGAAAATTGGAAATACCAATAATAAAGACGTGGAAGAGCATAAGCTTAATAGCAAGACTCTTGTCAACCTGATTAAAATCAATCATATTAGTTCCTTTCAAATATATTATTATATTGTTGGTTAACTTTGACAAATGTAGTACATTTGCTTAAATACTTCAACTTAGAAGCTCCAACATACGTACAAGAAGATCTTAGACCGCCTAAAATATCTTGTACTGTCTCACTAACTGCTCCTTTATAGGGAATCAGTACCTCTCTACCTTCAGATGCTCTATAGTCTTTAAGTCCACCAAAGTGCTTATCATTAGCTGCTTTAGAGCTCATCCCGTAGAATTTAACTACAGTCTCTGTAATTAAAATATCATCACCTTCATCGGTGCAATAACCATTCTTTTTCCATATATGATGTTTTTCACCGCCGCCCTCATCATGCCCGGCAAGCATACCACCAAGCATTACAAAGTCAGCACCAGCTGCAAATGCTTTTGCTACATCACCAGGACTAGTACAACCACCGTCAGCGATAATATGTCCACCAAGACCATGGGCAGCGTCGGCGCATTCGATAATCGCGGAGAGCTGCGGATATCCAACACCAGTTTTAATCCGAGTAGTACAAACAGAACCAGGACCAATACCAACTTTAACGATATCAGCTCCATTGAGAATCAACTCCTCAGTCATTTCACGAGTAACAACATTACCTGCAATAATAACAAGATGTGGGTATTGAATACGAAAATTTTTTACAAAGTCAACAAAACGTTCTGAGTATCCATTAGCAACGTCAATGCAGACATGCTTGATAGAATTATTATGACCATCAGGATCACTTGTTATTTTATAAACTAAATTAAATTTATCAAGATCAGATTCACTTATACCCATACTATAAGCCCAGTAGTTATTAATACTGTATCCAATAGTAAAAATCCACTCTTGAAGATCTTCTAGTGAATAATTTTTTGCTAAGCAAGTAAACATCTCAAACTTAGCTAATTTTTCTGCCATAGTAAAAGTTCCAACACCATCCATATTGGCTGCCATAATAGGTAAGCCATGATAGTGATATTCTTCTATATTGTCAGGAAAATCAGGAGTATAATTTTTAAAAGTAAACTTACGAAGTAGATCTACTTCTTTTCTACTTCCTAGTGTAGATCGTTTAGGTCTAAGTAAAACATCTTTAAAGTCAAGTTTAACATCATTATCAATTTGCATTATTTACCTTTACAAACCATGAAGGCATTTCACGTTTTGTCCATACCATGTTAAAATTATTCTGCTTCTTCATATAAAACTTTCTATAAGAACCAACAGGGTCATTATAATCAATACACTCAGGTGAATTACCCATCGCGAGTGGAAGAGAAGTTTTATAACCAACTTCAATATTTTTAGGAGGGTTATATAGATATTTATCTAGCAGTTCTTCCGAGTTATGTTTTTTACCATAGCGGTATGAATACTCGCTGCATAGAGCTTTCCAATGCACATAATGCCAATTATAATTATTATTAGACTGCCCAGTCCATATAGTACAAGGATGCTTCATATGTACTGCTCTATACAAAACATTTTCTCGTTCATCAGGAAGCATAAAATACTTTGACATAGTCTTACCTGAAATAGATTTGCGGCGTTCTTGTACACCATCAATCATGCGATGAGTAGTAGAGAGCATTTGAGCTGACTCTACTACCATTTTTACAACATGTTTATCGCACTGCATTTGAGCTGCAGTTACAGGATCTTTATCAAGATAAAAGATGTTCATCGAATACTAGCTCTCTCTTTATAATAAGATCTTCGATTATATTAGAAATTAAATCAAGATAGCCTTTGCAAATCTTTTCATTAATTCTACCATATCTTGCATCATAAAGAAGATTACTAATAGTATTACCTAGATTATGAGTTTCATCTTTAAGCTGACTATATTCATCATTAGATGCAATAAACGCAGCATTATCTAACATAATAACTGAACTATCAGCAATTACTTTTACATCATTGCACATTGACTCATTTTGTGCATGATTATAAATTTCTATAAGTGCTGGATCAGGATGCGCATCTACTTGATTATACTTTGTAGATGCGCATCCTGCCAACATAACACATATTGTTAATACTAATACTCTCATTCTAACTCCAGAGATGTTTGATTATAAAATCTAGCATTATCTACCCTCTGAAGCCACTTACCAAGCGCTTCTGGTACAAATGCATAAAATACACCTAAACTAAGAATTGCACCTAATATAAGACACAATAGATAGTCGCGAATATTCTTAACCATTTTATTAGCCTCTAGCTATTTTAGCAAGATCTTCTATATTAACTGGCTTATAATCTGTATGTTCAACACAAACACATTTATAAGGACCTTCAGGTGATTTATTATGATGAATATGACCGTGAACATTCAACATACGTTTACCATCAAACCTATGTTCACCCAGCGTACTAGGATGCACTGGTACATGTGTAAGAAGTATATTAAATTCTGGAAACATTCTCCACAACATAGTCTTACCAAAATGTCCTTTATCTACGAAATTTTTAGGATCATCATGGTTACCAAAAATAAGACGCTTTTTACCCATAAGCCTTTTCATATGCTTATCGAGCCATGCCTCTTTATTAAGACCAAACACAACATCACCCAAATGATAAACAATATCACCAGGTTTAACTAGCTCATTCCATTTTTCTATCATATGCTCATTCATTTCGTCCAGACTATTAAAGCCTGGACGAACTGGTGTCACACCATCATCTAATTTAAAGTTTAAGATATTAGTGTGATTAAAATGAGTATCTGAGATGACCCAGATATTTCTTGCCATTTTACTTCTTCATTTCCATAAAAGGTACAGTTGAGTTAGGAAGCATAGTAGTAGGAAGAGCACCATTCCAACGCTCAGCCTGTACAAGCCCAATCAATGAAGGGTTATCACGAAGTGCAGCACCCTTTACTCGAATTGCCTCTGCTTCAGCATTACCGCGAAGACTAATAGCCTCTGCTTCTGCCTTAGCCGCTGCAATCTGAGAATCAGCAGCTGCTTGTGCTTGAATTACCTTAATTTCTGCTTGAACTTTTTCACGTTCAGCATTTTGACGGACTTTCTGCACTTCTACTTCTGCAACCATTCGCTGTTCAATTGAATTCTCATAAGTATCAGAGAAGTCAATATTTTCAATTTGAACTGACTCAATAACAACAGGTCCGATAACTGCCTTTTGTACTGCCATTTGAACTTCTGCTGTCAAGCGAGAGCGTTCTTGAATAGAAGTAACTGCATTAAATTGACCGAAGACATTCTTTACTTCTTCTAGTACCTGTCGATCAAGCAAACGAGTAACTAGCCCAGCCTGTCCTCCAAAGTTAGAATAAATATCTTCTACTTTATCAGCAGGAAGACGGTAGTTAACAGAAATATTAAGACCAGCAGTTTGTTGATCTCGAGAATACGCTAAAATATTCTCATACAACTGAGCTTGAGTTTGCACGTTAATATCGACAACACGGTCAATAAAAGGTACTTTAAACCCAAGACCTGGTTCCGCAGTACCTACTACAGCACCGTTACGGAGGATAACTCCTCGCTCACCTTGATCTACTGTATACCATGATCCAAGGAGAATACCAAGACCGAAAAGCCCCGCTACACCACCCATAACTGCGCGCTTAACTGTCTTTACCTTAGCAGCCATAGCAGCTGCTTCACGCTTCTCATATTCAGAATATGACATTTATTTCTCCAATTAAAGTTCTACGTCGATGTGTTCAAGTTCACCAATACACTGGAACATAGTACGCCCAGACTTGTAAGACATTGTTTTGTGCCAATGTCCAAAGTACCATTCATCAGGTTGATGAATTTCAAACATGGTCTGAAACGCATCAGCTGTAATACTATTATAGCGCGGGCCTTTAATAAAGCCACTGTTCCAGAACATCTCACCTGCAATATTATGAGGACAATCATGTGTAATCATAACACGAGGTTTAATGGTAGAATAGATATCAATGAACCTTTCAAACTCTTCAAGAGAACACTGTTCATCCTCCCACCAATCAACTCCTACTGTACGTCTATACCAACCAGGAGGAGCATTAGGATTATCAATTGACCATGCGCCACCGATAAACATAACATTATTTTCTACTGTACCGTCTTTAATGTAGCCGGTCATATCCTTCTTACACATAGAAGGATTATCATGATTACCACGAATGAAACGATGCTCGCCTGTGCTATGCAATATATTTACTTGTTCAACCCAATAATCACTTTGACCAAAACCGATACCAAAATCTCCTATTTGAATTGAACGACTTGGGGGTGCCTCCTCAATTACATGACGAGGACGTCCTACACCCAGTTCATAATATTTGTATTCATTAAAATTTCCATGAATATCACCTACGAGTCTCGTAAGAGCCATCTCATTACCTCTTTTTATAATATTTGTTATAACACCAAGCTACAATATCCAATTCTGGATGTTTATGAATCCATTGACCTGTGTCTGGTGAGAATTGTTTACTAAAGAACTCATCAAGCTTCTTATACCTACTAATTTGCTCTTGACACCATATAGAGGGGTCAACAGTAGGCTGGATAGGATTAATTTTCAAGCTAAGTGAATCATAATCGCTGTCACTCATAATAGATTCATTGCAGAACTCATACGCATATGCAGCTATAGAGAGACGTATTCTATTACGTCTCTCCTGTTCAAAAACATTACCCCAAGACTCTAAAGTCTCAGTAGTTGTTGATTCCATAAAAGAATCTATACTCATGCAGCAATCTGTGCTATATGTTTACATGTATGACGGAATTGAAACCCTTGACATGTACATGTCTTTACTTTCGGGCCCACAGTGACAGTATAGCTATTTCCTTTAGAGCCGGCAACTGTAAAGGTGCGTTCTACAGGATTTTTTTCTACATGTATATTCTCTTCACCATCTATCTCAACAATCCATGCTTTAGGTACTATACGTACAGGAAACTGCTTTTGGCCTGTCGTAAGAGATATTGCAGGATAGTCTATCCATTTAGGAGTAGCAACCACTTCTCCTTCATGGTAATAGAATTCGGGTTGAAAAGGCCATATAGGACCATAGAAAGGATTTTTTACTTTAACTCGCATATTTCCCTCATTTTTTATATAATATGCTCGTTTTTTAATTAAATCTACAGATAAAAAACTCAATGATTTCAATGAGTTATTTTCTCCAATGATATCAATAGGTTAAAAACTCAATGATTTCAATAGGTTAAAAAAGTGCGTTTTTAGGAAAAAAACAGTTGCAATTAATTCGAAAATAGACGATTATAATAATATAAGGAATGGAGATAGAAATGAAGAACGCTAAGGGTACGGTTCGCGCTTTTGTAATGAATATGCTGCGTAATGGAGAAGCTGATGAGATGATTCTCTCAGAGCTCTGCCACGTTAAAGGTCTTAAGCTTCCTAATGCTAAGCTGCATCTTAAGAAAGCTAAAGCTCAGCATAAAGAAGAGACTCGTACAAAAGTAGTCAAGAATCTTATGTCTGGTAAGGATATTGAGATTCTTGCTAATACTCCTCTCTGCTGTGATCCTTCTTCTGAAACCTACTGGAGCATGTAATATGAATAATATGGTTTTTTCTGGACAACCTGCTTATGCAAATCGTAAGCTTCGCGACCTTCAACGTCGCGGCTGGGTAATTGTTAAAGAAAGAAAGTGGCCTGATGGCTCTTCAACTTTCGTAATGGAATATGTAGGAAAGAAAAATTATGTCCGATACGCTTAATGAGAAGAAGTATGATACTAGGCATGGTGGCCCTTTTGATAGAGGCGGTGCTGATTCATACTATGGTCGTACTTTTAATCCTCACTATTATAAGGATGGAACTTATTCTAGTGAACGTGTAGGTTATGAAGATATGACTGAAGAAGAAATAGAAGCATATCGAGCTGGCTGGGAAGATAACGAGAAAGCTGGTATGTTCAAGAATTGGGGATAAAAAAAGAGGGGCATTGCTGCCCCTCTAATAGTTTGACCAGTTATCTGGCTCTTATTCTTACATAAGGTTACTGATTGTAACTCTACGATAGTATACGTTAACGTTCTGTACGAGTGTACCGTCAGAAGCAGTAGCACCACGTGAGAATGGATTTGCAACAACGCCATAACGTGTCTTGAATCCAATCTTTGGCTGGAACGAATCCTGACCAACGGCACGAACCATTTGGAGAGGAATGTATGGGCAGTAGAAGAGACCAGCGTCGAATGCGTTAGCACCTCTATAGCCTACAACCATATAGTTTGAAGTTGCATATGGGTCAACATATACGCGGTAACGACCATTGAGAACACCAGCGAAAGTGTTACCAGTATCGTCTACCTGAAGATTGTTTGAGTTAAGAGCTGGAGCGTAATCAAGTACACCTGCCATCTGAAGTGCTGAAGCAACGTCTGAAGAGCAGATTACAAGATTACCCTTGCCTCTACGAGTGTCTTTTGCAATTTGGTTAGCTTCACGCTCAACCTGGAACATAAGACCCTTGAACTTTTCAACTGACCAACGACCGTTTGAGTCAGTATCAAGGTCGAAAGTACCTGCAGTAGTAGTACCTGAGTTAGCACCAGCCTTAGCTGAGAGATAAACAGTACGTACGATTTCACGGTTGATTTCAGCGAGAATTTCTGACTGAAGAATGTTAGCAAGCTCAGTCTCAGCATCAAGACCATGAATAGCCTTGAGGTCCTGTGCAAGTTCCATTGTGTATTCAGCCTTGAGAGCACGTGACTTAGCAGTAACGGAAACCTTATCAATTGAGAAGGCCATTTCGTTAAACTGAGTAGTTGAGTTGCTACCAAGAGCTTCTGCAGTAGCAGTATTCATTGCAGCTGCGAAGTTGTAAGTTTCTGAGTTACCAGTTGGAACTGTACCAACGTTAAGGTTAGCACCACCAAAAATAGTATTGTCGCCAGCACCTGGAGTTGCATCAAGAGCTGAATGAGCAGTATTAGCTTCTGAATAGAAAGCTTCTGTACCTGCCTGGTTAGCATAATGTGAACGCATTGCGAAGATAAGTCCTGTTGGACCAGTCATTGGCTGTACGCCGCAGATATCATAAGCAATAAGGTTAGGCATTGAACGACGAACGAGTGAAATAAGAATTGGATCGTATGTGTCGATATTTGAACCAGTAGCGTTAGTTGGTGCATCTTCGTTCAATTGAACTGGACGTCCACCACGCTGCTCGTCAAGGAATCTAGCAGTGTTCTCTAGGAGAACAGCTGTTGTATTGCGGCGATGTGCGTCACCGATCTTAGGCATTTCTGCATGATCGAGCACTTCTTTCCACTTATTAATAAGATCTTCGTTAATTAACATCTTTTTCTCCTTTGTAGATATTTTATATCTATTGTATTTATAAAATTACTTTCTTTGAAACTTTGATAGAGCAGCTGCATAAGCGCTTACTTGTGGATCTGATGAAATAGACTTCTTAGCAGGTGTTGCTTCTTCTACTTCTTCAGTTAAGAGTTGATCGGTTTCCACCTTAGCTTCTGACTTAGCAGAGAAATAAGTCTCCTTGAGAATAGAAGCTTTTCTCTTATACTCGTCAGCATTGGTAAAATCGATAGCTTCTAGAAGATTCTTAAACTTATCTTTCTGAGTTTCTGTAAGACCAATTGAAAGCTCTTCTGATACTACCTTAACATTTACTTCATCAAGTGACTTTGAAAGAGTGATGTTTTTGTCAGTAGCTTCGTTAAGCTTTGCTTCAAGCTCTTCTACTCTAAGCGCTAATGACTCAACTACATCAGTCTTTTCTGCAGGAATATCTACATAGTGCTCTTCAAATAGAGACTTAAGTCCTGTTAAGAATGATTCAGTTACATCAGCTCTTAAACCAGTTTCAATTGCAAGCTTGTTATCAGTTACCCATTCTGCAACAACATAGTTGAGATATTGGTCAACTTGCTCTACAAGCTCGCTGTGAATTTCTTCTACTGCTTCTTCCAGCTTCTGATTAAATACTTCATTAGCTTCCTGAAGCATAGTTGCATATTGCTCATCGAGCTTAGCAACTTCTAAATTAATTCTTGAGTTGACTGCAGCTTCAAAGATAACTTTTGCTTTATCTCTGAAATTTTCTGATAGATCTGCGCCACCGATAAGTTCGTTAAGATCTTCTCCAACAACATGCATCATTTCCTTAGGCGCACCTGAAGAGTTGATACTTGCCTTATTTTGCATTTCTGATTCCGCGCCCTGAGTAGATGCTTTGTTGCCGTCATACACTTCATCTGGAGTTTTTGACATTAGTTCAACTGCCTGAGCAAGTGTAACTTTATCCATTCTAGAAGCATAACCAACCATCTTGGCAAGGAGATCAGACTTAGATACTACTTCATTAGCATGAAGACCTTCTTCCGCTGGCATTGGATTCTGCTCGCGAGTAAGACCGTCATCAGCTTCTGTAATGTTATTATTCTCTCTGTCTGCCATTTTACAACCTTCCATATTTAGTTAAGTAAAATTAATCGTAATATTTATAATTTTAAAGATTTGAAAGAAAATTTTTGAAAACTTTAAGCTTTGCTTCTTCTAGCTGCTTGCGAGAAGCTTTCTTGATTTCTTGCTTATGATCTTCAATCACTTTTTCTTTAATTAATCCGTTATCCCAAACCCACTCTTTTCCCTCCATAATGCCATTTACATAAGCATCTGGAGCTGATGGATCTGCTACAATATCAGCTGCAGTAGCAAGATAGAAGTCATCTTGTACTTCGTTTACACCGTTTACTTCTTTTAATGTACCCATACCTCTAGAAGATACGCCTAGCTGACCACCTGAGTTTAGAATACCCTCAACAATCTTACCCATTGGTGTTTCTGTAATGCGAGCTCTACCCATAACATTAGAACCGTCTCTTTTAAGTTCTGTAATAATATGAGATACTCTATCTAGGTTAATTCCTGGACCACTAGGATGACCTAATTCACCATAAGCACGGTTTTTTTCAACAAACTCTTTAACATATCTGTTTACTTCTTTTTCAAGTACAGGCATTCTGTACATTCTACCGTTACGGTTTTTAATATCACCTTGTAAAAAGATACCCTCGATGTAAAGGTTCTTTTTACCTTCTTTTTCTTCCTGGATAACTCTAACGTCTTCTACGAGTTCAGTAATAAGTTTCATTTTAGTTTCCGTATGCTACTTGAACAGCTCTAACTGCAGTACCAGTATCAGCTGATTCTAAAGTGTCTGAATAGTCTTTTACTAAAAGCATCTCTTGCCCGCCACCTATTGTAGCTGTATACTTAACAGTGCCGTTAGCATATTTACATGTCACCAAGAAACTTGCTGTAGTTGCTGCTGGGTATGTTAGTCTAACTAACACATTATTACCGTAAGTGTTAGCTGTGGTGTTGCAAGCTCTTTCTGTACCTAAAACTTTTAAAATGTTTGCCATACTATTCTCCATTACTCAATATTTATGGCAAAATCTAACATAGCTTTTGAACCTTCAACTGAACTAGATGCATTGTTAATAAATGCTTCTTGATTCTTTTCGTTTAGTTTTTCAAACACTAAACTAATCTTTTCAATTTGTTCGTTGCTAAGTTCAATAAGAAATGACTCTGCAATAGCTGCATGTTGCTCAGGCCCACCACCTTTCATAAAACCAATCTCACCAGTTTTAAATTTTGGCTTAGGAATAATTTTACCTTCATCAACTACAGATTCTATATGTATTTCTTTCTTAGGGCTTGATTGTAGCTTTACTTTCATTTTACCAGTTTTAGGATCTCTGTAAGTAACAGCTTTCTTAGCACGTCTATCAGACGCTTTTGTTTCTACATCTTCATCTATAGATTCGCTAACACCATATCTTTTATCTAAATCTTGAGCTACTGCCGCACGATTTTTATAATACCCAGCACCATAACCCGCAGCACCAGCAACTAGTCCGCGTGTTCCAGCCCTATCAAGCGCGCTAACAACCTTACTAGAATCAATACCTCTTGCTAAAGCAGCTCCTGCTTTAATTCCTGCTTTTGCTGCGATTCTGCCTGCTAATCCTGCACCAGTTAGAGATGTAGCTACAGTAGCACCATGTTCACCTACAGCATAAGCTGTCGGATGCTCAGTTTGTGCTTTAGTATCTTTTTCTCTTTCTTGCTCAACTTCTTTATTCCAGTCAGTAGGTTTACCCATAACTTTTTTAGCAAGATAATCTGCAGTCCCTCTGAGATATTTACCGCCACCTAAAGTTAAAGAGTCCCAAGCGCCTCTAGCACCTGCATGTAAACTACCTGCTACATCTTCTTCAACATATTCTTCAGAAAAATGAGAATAAGCTACTGGTGTTTTAGAACTAGAACCTTCATGAGAAAGATGTACAGTGTCACCTTCTCTATGTGCTTTTACTTTTGATTTAGTTTCATCAGTGAAAGATACTGATTCACCATCTTTAAGTTTAGCAATCTTTTCTTGATGTTCTGGGTGAAGTGGGAATGTATGAGATGCACCATGAAGTACAGTTATCATTTTACCCCATGAATATTCTTTCTTATTTACACTTACCTTTTCATCAATCTGTTTAACCTCTTCTTCATTAAGTGAAGGTTTAGCAGTGTGATATTCAGGATCAACTTTCATACGACGTTTATGTTCGTCTTTAATTTCTTGACGAGTATAGGATCCATGAGGTACGTTCTTAGTAGCATGAAACTTAAGACGGGCGTTAGATAATTTAGTTATACCTTCATCAATTAATTCTGCTTCTTCAGATACTCTTTTAGCTAATGATACTTTAGCTCTTGGCTCATCTTTAACAGCCTTACCAGTACGAACTGTATCCATAAATCTGCTATGAGAATGAGCAAGACTGTTTTGAAGATCTAATCTCTCAGAAGGCTTAGAATTTTGTAGCATAGAAAGAGCTCTAGTAGCATGTATAACATGTACTTTTTTCTTCTCTCCGTTATTGAATGTAAGGTTCTGATGTTCGCCTTCTGGCTTCTTTCTTAGCTGATTCATAATATTCTTATCAGCTTCTTGAGTATCATCTTCACTAGCAAACTTTGCGCCGTCTTTACGAGGACGACCACGCTTAGCTTCTGCAAAGAAATCTACTTCTTCAAAAGCACTCTTACTTCCCAATACAGTAAGTGATCCAGGACCAGCGGCAATATTAGGAACTTTAGCTTCCATATTTGGCTTATCTCTATAAACCATATAATCATGAATAGCATCTATATGCATTTTAGCATTTGAAATCTTAGATTGTACCCACGCCTCAAGTTGATCTTCATCTCTTAACATAGTTTCTAATTTATTTGCTTTATCGCAAATAGCTTTAAGTTCTGTCTTTGCCATTTGACCTTCGTAGTCAGGCTCATCTAGATCTTCTTTTATTTTTACTCTTTCACCTTTAGAATTGAGTCTAATACCCTTTTTCCAGTCTTCTTTAGATACGCCCTTATCGCCATGAATTTCTCTATGAGTGTACCAACCATCATCATCTTCCATACTACGGAGAAGCTTAAAATCATGGGCGTCTACTCTACCATTCTTATTAGCATCAATCTTATGTTGATTGCCTTTAAGTACTTCTTGTAAACTATCTAGAAAAGCTTTTGACATATTACTTGTTCTCAATCTTAGTTAGAGACATTAAAATTGCTTCATCAATTGATCCTGCAGGCAATTTATCAAATGACTCACCAACTGCAGTTTGTTTAGCGCGTGAAACATACTTCTCGCCCTTCACGTTAGTCTGGTATTCTTTACCTTTATATTCAAATCTACCAGTTGACTGAGCGCCTTTTTCTGCAGCTGCTTTTCTTGCTGCTGCAAAAGCTTGACCAAATGTCATATTATCATAATTAGGCTTATCTTCTTTTGGTGGCTCTGCTGCCTTAGGTGGTTCAGGCATTTTTACTGGAGGTAGATCAGGCTTTGGAAAATTAGGTTCAGGCATTTTTACTGGAGGTAGATCAGGCTTTGGAAAATTAGGTTCAGGCATTTTTACTGGCTTTGGAGCTTCTGCAGATGATTTATCGCCGCTTAACATACTATCAGCAGCTAAAGCTGCAGCACCAGCAGCTAATCCACCACCAATTACCTTATCTGTTGTACTAAACCCGCGACTTGCACCTGGAGGTGGCTTAATATCATCAGCTGCCTTAGCACCTGTAGTCACTGCTGTTCTACCTGCACCTGGAGGTGGCTTAATATCATCAGCCTGCTTTGCTACAAATCTACCACCAGCGTCTCTTGGCTGAGTTGGCTTTTTAGGAGCTGCAGGTGGAGGACCTGGAATATCATCAACAGCTTTAGGTGCTGTTGATGGAGCTCTAAAATCATCAACTGATTTACTAGAACCAACAGCTTTTTGAATTCTCTCTAACTCTCTAGCTGTAAATTCTTTAGCGCCTTCTGTATCTTTAAACGGTTTAGTAACTTTAGGTCCAAGAACGCCCATAGGGTCATCTGCTGCTGGCGGTCTAGGAGTAGCAGGAGTTGGAGTACCTTTTAAAATATCCTCTGCTGACTTAGCACCAGTCTCTGCTGCTTTACCTTTACCAAAAAGCTTGCTACCGTACTTCCAACCGAAACCTAAAATATTATCTAGTAAACCTTTTTCGATAATCATTTCTTCTGTAATGCCAAGCTCGTTAATTTCTGACATGAATTTTTCATAATCTTCAGCTACTTTTTTAGCTTGAGCGGTAGCGATAGCCATTTTCTTTTCCATTGGCATATCTGGATTCTTTTTTTCGATTGCCTGTGCAATCTCTTCTCTTTTTTTCTTTTCAGCAGCAGTAAGATGTTTCTCCTGAAGCTGTCTCTTTATATCTTGAAAATTTTTCATTTTTTTTATTTTCCTAAAATTTTTCTGATTGATGAAGACATGCTTGTATGTTTGGTTTCTTCTACATTAAGAACTTTTTTAAGTTCTTCTTCAGGCATCTTAGCAGCTGCTACTGCTATTTCAGGCTTAGGATCGCTAAATTCTGTGGCATCTGTAGCCATAGGATTTGGATCTACTACTTCATTATCTTCTACTACCTGCTCAGTATTCTCTTTTACAGATTCATTAGTTTCTTGATCTGCAATACGCTTAGTCTTTTTTACATTAGTTGCGTTAAAGACTTTATCATCTTTTGTAGGCTCGCCTGCTAGCTCTTTGTGCTTTACAAATACATGCTTAGCCTTAAATTTCTTTTCATCACCAGCTAAAGGTTCTGCAACCTCATTGACAAATCTACTAAATGTAAGCATTACTCAGATCCTTCTTGTGCTTCTGGTGCTGGAGCACTTTCAGCTTCAACAGCACTACCGAAAAGACTGCTAGCTACATCTTGTCTCATACCTTCTAAAGTGTCAGAAATGCGTGATGAAAGATCAAGTTCTAATGAATGCTTTAATCCAATAGAATCTTTGTTTATAGCTGCGTTAACAATATCTACTACAGTTTCCATATTAATCTCCTAATCTTGATATATTATTTATCAAAAATAATTACTTAGCACCCTTTTTAGCTTTTACTGTTTCTTCAGCTTGTAAATTAAAAGAGTTTTTTAAATTCTCATGTTCTACTAATAAACTATCATACATATTTTTTAATTGATGAAACCTTGTAGCTACGTCATTAATATCTCTATTAAGTATCTCGTATTGTTTTTCTCGAACTATTAACTTTGCAGTTAAATCAATCTTAGTTTTAAATAGTTCATGATATTCAATAAACAATCTATCAACATAAGATCTTTCATAATCACCTAAATTTTCCATAACGATACCTTTTTATTGTGTATTATTAGCCTGAGGCTGCTGTTGCATCTGCATTTGTTGCATTTGCTGATTAAACATTTGTTGTGCTAATTGTTGTGCGGCAGTTTGAATTTGTAGTGCTACAACATTTTCTTGTTGCATTTCTACTGCAATCTCTTGAATATCTTCATCTGTCTGTTTAAGAATATTCTTTCTAATCCAGTTATCAGAATAGTATTTACCAACATATTGTTGAAGACTGGTAGCTACTTGGACTCTATTAGCTAGAACTTCAGTATCTCTAAATTCTGTAAAATGGCTATCAGCTACAAAGTCAAAAGTAATCTGACCTTGTAGTTCTTTCCAGTCATTTTCAGCTACGATTCCTTTAAGAACTAATTGTTTTTCTAATACTTTATAGAAAAGATAACTAAATCTTCTACGAAGTCTAGTAACAAACTTGCTAAACTTTACTTCATCTCTGGAAATTTCAGCAGATCTTCCAAGACTAAATCCCTGTTGTTGCTGTAATCTTGAGAAAGGTACACTTAATGATTGAAATAGCTTCTTTTGGAAATATTCAACGTCAGCCATTTCACCTAGGTTTTGGCCAGCTGGTAGTGTTGTAATTTCTGTACCTCTACCACCTTCACGACGAGGTAGCCAGTAATCTTCAAGCATAGTCATATACTTGCGATCATCTCTAACTTCACCTGTAGTAGCGTCATACACTACTCTATTTTTATGGCGAACCATCATATCACGTAGATATTGTTCTGCTTTTGCTTTAGGTAAGTTACCGACATCGATATAAAAAATACGACGCTCTGGTGCACGCGAGATACGATAGATAACTGTAGCATCTTCTAGTGTGCGAAGCTGATTTAAAGGCTTAATTGCTTTCTGTAAATAAGAATAAACCATCTGATTATTCTTATCCATTAAACCTGAAGTTACATGAATAATAGAATCTGGCGCAATTCTAAGACCTGCCGTAGTAGAATAGTCTAACGGCACACCAGCATTAGCACCTGCGTTTAAATAACCCCTATCACTGTATACATAGTACTCAGACTTAGTCTGATTTACCATGATAGGACCCTTGCGATTCTTTTTTACTTCTCTAATTTTTCTTATTTTTCTAGGATCGATGTAACGTAATTCTTGAATACCTGTTCTTGGCTGTACATCATCTATAATTAAATGATAATAGAGTCTGCCGTCTACATACCATCTTTTAAAAATTTCATAACAACTATTATTAAAATCTAGTAGCTCTAATACGTAATTAAATTCATTACGTATAACTTCTTTAATATTTTCACTGTAAGGAACTTTATCTAAGTTAATTGATACTGTTTCTTCAGCATTAGTATCCATAGCTTCGTTAACGATATCGTCAACTGCCATTTCAATTTCTGGTTGTAGAGAAATTTCTCTATACTTAGCAACGAGCTCTGCTTCTGTGCGAGCTGTACCTTCTAAGTCTACATATGTTGCATAGGCACCACCAGCCGCAACAATAACTGCGCCATCATCTTTTACCTCTGGGGCAAAAGACTCTAGCGGCTTTTCTTCTTTTCGCTTGATTTCGAAACCGAACAGTTGCATAATAAATTATCCTTGAGTAAGAATTGAGGGCTACTAGTATTTATAGTAGCCCTCTATCCTGTTCTTACTTACGTTCCACCAGCGTTGCCGGTGATACCTGGGAGTACTTCAAAGTTGTCGTATTGGAACACAACGTTAAATTGCTCAATACGATCAGTAGCATCCCAATCTAGATCAATTGCTGTCACTCTTGACGGGAAAATACCATTAAACTGGTAAGTTCTGAGCACTTCACCTGCTTTACCGTATTGAGTTACGGTAGCTTGTGATTTATAAAGTGCTGGTGCTCCTGAACCTAGAGTATTAATATTACCTTCATATGAATTTATCGCATTATTCCAAGTTTCCATAGCATTGCGGATAAGGAAATCCTCATCGTTAATAACTGTGACTGCCCAATCACCAAATACTCTGTCACCTGCTACCTTAATTCTACGACCAAAATATGGTACCTGGATTACTCCAAGAGTAGATTCTGGTAGCTGTGCTGCTCTTACAAGAAATGGAACCTTGAGATCAGCAACTGGGTTAACCGGGTTAGTAATTGTAACTTGAAACAGCGCTGGTCTAGCACCGCCAAGGGTGAGCTGACCACGGATTTCGTTAATATTGAAAGCCATTTTCTATCTCTCCCTTTAATTAAAACTTGCCAACAACTTCGTTAAACTCTACACCAGTTCTAACTGCGATGAAGTTAAGCTGGATGAAGTTAATTGAACGAGCTGGTTTAATGTAAATATCACCTACGAATTCGTTTCTATCGATAATCTCAGGTGTATTGTTTGTACCATCACAGACTACTCTAAAGTCATAGATACCACGGCGACCCTGAACGTCTCTTAAGAACGGTTCTACAAGATTTCTAAATTGTGCTCTTGTAAATTCATCGTTGAATTCGAAGAGAGTAAACTTAGCAGCAGTTGCAATGGCTTTTTCAAGCACAATGAACAATCTACGTACGTTAATTCTATCGAATGCAGAAGGCTTGCTAAGTGCAGTCTTATCACCGAAGAGGATTGTACCCTGACCAGGTTGTGTGATAACTGGGTTAACACCAATCTTGTATAGAGCGTCTCTATCAGCTTTACGTGGGTTATAAGCAAGTCTTACAACGTTCTTAATTTGACCACGATTATAGCCTGCAGGTGAGAACCAAGGATCTATTAGATTATCTGTACGTACACAGAGACCAGCGATATCACCGTTAAGTGGTACCCAACGATATACATCGTTATACTTGTCATAAGCATACTTATAACCAGAGTCAACTACAGCATAAGAAGATGAGTTGATTGCATTTTTGAATGTAGATACGTTATCTACTTCAAAAGATCCACTAACCTGTACCACATCGTCCTTATCTGGAGAGATAAACACCACGCAATCTTTTCTAAATTCACAGATATTATCAATAATATAGTTTGCAAGCTGAGTCTTATGAGTCCCACCCATTGCTTTACCTTGAAGTACGAGAGAAATATCTACGTCTTCAGCTGACTTAAACAAGTCATATGCAGTAGTAAGGGTTTCCATATTTACAGAGCCTTCAGTAATTGAGCCCTGTGATCCATTAACCATTGAAAGTGATAGTGGCTTAGTATTTGTAGATCCAGTTAGAGATACTGCAGCTGCAGCACTTGCACCTGATCTATGGTTAGCCCACCAAATCCAATTTGAACTCTGATTGAGTACAGTTTTATAGTAGTTTGTTGCACCATCATCTTTAACTGCATCAGTAGCTCTAGAGAGACCTTCCCACTTTTCAAGTACTTGACCACGCACACCGGTGAAGAGTCCGTCTTCGTCAGCTACGATAATATGAACTTCATCGTTTACTGCAGTGTTTGCGTTTCTTGAGTCTACGAATGTAGAACGTCCAGGTGCTTTGTCTACGAGGTTGTAGTATTCCCAGCTTCTTTCGAACTTATGAGATACAACTGAGCTTGAGCTAGTTACTGTTACGTTAGTTGCTAACTGGAATGGTCTTTCAAATGTCATAATAACATCTGACCCTGGACCGTTTTTAGTAATAAAGTGACCAGTTTCTGATGCACCTGGAGTTAATGTGATTCCATAACCTGTTGAGGTAGATGAGATTTTAACACCTGATGTGTTTGCCTTTACTACATAATAGTTTGTATCACCAGTTAGACCAGTTACTGCTGTGTTGCCTGTATCTGTTGAGTAAGTAATCAAATCACCGTTTGAATATGGATTATTTGATACTGAGATAAAGTCAGCAAGTACAAATGTGTGACCAGTTTCTGATGAACCAGCAGATAAGTTAATTGCAGAACCACCTCTAGAAGTAGAAAGCTGAATACCTGTAGTATTAGCACCTACAACATAGTATACTGTATCATTAGCAAGGTTAGTTAGCGCTGTATTGCTTGCTGCTACCAGATATCTCACTACGTCATTATTTGCAAATGGGTTAGATGCAATAGTAATGAAGTCTGCAGTAGCGTTTACAGCAGAGCTAGCATTGAATGATGAGTTAACTGTCTGAACACCTGTGTTTGCGTTAAATGCTCTTACAATATTTTGCTGTGTATCAAATGAATGTCCAGTTTCTGATGAACCTGGAGTTATTGTAATAATAGCATGTGTATCACCCGGAGGTGTTGTAGAAAGATAGAAACCAGAAGTATTAGCACTCTTTACATAGTAGGTAGTATTATTTGAAAGTTCAGTAAGATTTGTGTTGCCTGCAGCTACTAAGTAAGTAACTGCTTGACCGTTAGCAAATCCTGAGTTTGCAATTGCAAACCAACCAGCAGAGTTTACACTTGAGCTAGCGTTGAAAGTCTTAGTAATAGTTTCTTGATCTTTAGTTAGAGTAGATAGCTTAAGTTCTTGGAATCCAAGATCTGTATTACCTACTGTAATGATGTCGCCAATAGTAAACATATTGTAGAATGAATTAGCTTCAGCATCTGAGTTAGCAGATAGTGTAGCTGAATTTGATCCTACAACGAATGATACGTTAGCTTGGTCAATTTTTACGCTTCCGCCTAGTGTTGTATTAGCAAAGGCAAAAACGTTTTGATTATAAGCATTAGCTGAATCGCAAACTGATACTTTAAGCGAGTTACCAAAAGTACCAGGATATCTTGCAATATAAACGATAGATGCGTCAAATGCTGAAGCACTTAACTCGTCATAATTGTCTTCGTTCTTTACTGAATAAGTATCCGGATCTTCTGATATTGCAGCAGTGTTTGCAGTAGCTGAAGTAATTTGAATAGCTGTATTTGTAGTAACAGTGTTACCTGCACGTACTACATATAGCTGGTTGCCGTATGCTAAAAATGATGCAGCAGTGTAGTATGTTTCTGCATTATAATTAGTTGGCTTACCAAATAGTTTGTAGAGTGACTGCTCTGAGTCAATAAGTACTCTTCTGTTGATTGGACCCCAGTTGAAGAGACCTGCAATTGCGCCTTCTGTAGTTGCAACTGCTGGGACAACTGTAGTCAAATCAATTTCTGAAATATTAACTCCTGGACTGATTTGAAATCCCATAATTTATCTCCTTTAATATAAATATACTTCAATTTACAAGTATATTTATAAAAACTTAGTTTTAAGATCTTAGAAAGCGGTCAAAATCACTTATTCCAGAAATAACATCATCCACATCTTGCTGAGCTCCATCATCTAACATAATAGCAAAAGGTGTTAATTCTTCTTCATAATATCGTTCATTATCTTCTAATATTTTTCTACGTACGTCTGTGCTTGTTAATTCTTTAAAATAATTTTGACTTGCCATCCAAGCAAATAAGACAAGACACATCACTAAATCATCATTATGGCCTTCTTCCGCATTATACGAAGTTCCATCTACTATAAAAGTAGATAGCTCTTCTATGATGTCATAATCGAAAAATACTAATTTATTATTTTCAATTAATGCTTTTAAATTAGAACAACCAATTCTTTTAGTAATTTTAGTAGTTTTCATACCCATTCTATTTTGTCTTTGGAATCCAGCTCCAATCTGGGTACCTTTTTTAGCTGAAGCTTTTGTTATAACTATATTTTCATACTCTAAATCTTCATGTAAAATATTTACTACTTGTGAACCTATATTTACTTCAATAAGAATAGCAGCATTATTGTAGAATCTACCTACATTTGCTAATAAAGTTGGATACAATAACTCTGTTATTTCATTATTTTTAAATGTAGCTACTACTTCATATGGAATTGTAGTGGTATCTATAACAGTAAATGCAGAATAGTCACCACCTAATCCTTCTGAAACGTCAACTGTAATAGCATAATAATGATCTTTTACAGGTTTTTTAAAAACTTTAACTCCATTTTCTATAACTTCTGGAGCTCTATAAACTAATTTAGATAAGAATGTGGGGTGAATAAGCGTATTAGCAGAACCTAAAAATTCGCATTCAAATTCTTGTCTAAATTGATCTACAGAAGTATTTCTTATTGTCTCTTCTTTCCAGGCTTCATCTCTACCTGGAACATCAGACCAATGAACGTCTACTCTAGCATATGAATTATTTCCATTAACTGAATCCGTCCAAATTTTATAAAAAAGATTCATTCCATTAGGTGTAGAAGTAATAATAAGCTTTGATGTTTGACCGGATGAAATAGTTGGGAAAACTGAAGCAAAGAACATATCCTGAATATTTCTAGGAACGAACGCAAACTCATCAAGATATATCAGGTTATATGATTGACCACGGACTGCAGAAGATGATGTAGCTGAAGCTAAGATTTTAGATCCGTTTTCTAGCTCTATATTACCTTTATTCCATTCAATAATACCTTGCTGCAACCACTTAGGGAGCCATTCATAAGCTAGTTGAATTCTAGCTAGAATTTCTCTAGCTTGAACTTGTTTGTTAGCTAATACTGCAATATTAAAATTTTCATTAAATAATATTTTGTGTAACATATAGCCTACAACCCCGGTAGTCTTACCTACCTGTCTAGGCATTTTGCATATAGTATATCTATTATTATCAAAAGATTTAAACATATTCTTTTGATATTCATAAGGACTAAATTGAACCAGTCCTTTATCTACAGATACAATTTTAACATATTTTGAGCAAAAATAATTTACATCTTGAGAACATTTAATATATTCCTCAATTTGTTCCTTATTAAATTGTAAAGTAACATCTCTACGTTTAAGGTTTTTATTACCTAAGTAACCAGTATCATTCTGTTGCATTTTGTGGATTTTTTATCATCTTAAGTAGTTCAGCTGAAGAACCTACAAATAAATTATTATTTGTCACTTGTTTTTCTGGCACATTGTTATCTTTATCTAATTCCTTTTTAACTTTAGCAAGATTTAATAAATCTTTATTTGCTTCTGTCATAGTTTTAATAAGATTAGTTGCTACTTCAAATGCTCTAGCAGACTCTGATTGTTTAGCAATATCAATAATATCATCCAAAGCATTCTGACCTTTCTCTATTATACTATAGAGATTAGTACGCGCATATTCATAATCGTTATTTTTTTCAGCTTTTATTGCAGGTAAAACATCACCTATTTTAGATACATTATTCATTGGTTCTAATCCTAAAGATTCTGCAATCGGATCTTCTCTTTTAGGTGTTTGCATTAGGGAAGTCCTCTATAGTAACTATAAAGTCCCAATTATCTTCTTCATCAATTTGAGTATAAGAAACTGTTTCAGTAATATCAGTAGTAGGATTACCGTTAGCGGTTAACCCTGGCTGTATAGTTACTCTTGATGCGACTTCATTAGTATAATCACCAGTATATGGCTTTTTGTATTCTGGTGTATAAAAATTAACTTTAGAGATTTTAATAAGCTTCGCCTCATTAACAGGACCATAGAAATAGCATTTCATAGTAAATTTAAGAGTGTATATTATTGCTCTTCTAGTAGTAAATGCTGCATCATAGGTATCTTGCGCAGTTACGCTATTTAAAACTAAAGGTATATCTGTTACATCATCAAAATCTTCTAGTAATTTTGCTGTTACTGTCCATTCAGGAGTAAAATAAGGAAGAATTTGCTCTACAATTTTAGTAGCATCTTCATTAGTTTTAGTTAAAATAGACATAGTAAAATTAAGATCATAAGGTACTGGATTATAAACTCTTTTATAAACACTATTACCATTTAAATTGTTTTTAGATACTTTTTTACCTATTGTATTTAATTTTCTGTCAGGAGCATATCTAAGATTTTCTATTTCAAATCCTATACGAGGTAGAATAGTACTAACTTGTGAGATAGCTGTTGGGTTATCATCCACGCGAGCAAGAAACTTATCTCTAGGACCATAAGCTATTGGAACTAAAATAGTTTGTTTAGACCCATTTTGTAAAGTTCTATCTATTTTAATATTATTAAATAATGTACCAAATATAATAATATATTTTCTAAAAAGTTGATGATAAAAAGGAGCTGATAGCATTATGTTCTACGCCCTTCTGAGAACGGATCTATTTCTGTAAAGTCTACAAAATTAGCGGCTTCGCTTTCAAAATATTCATTTTCAGCATTTGCTTGATCAACTTCTGAAGCTTTAAATTCTTCTAATGTTAAGAATATACCATTCTCTGTAGCAAGCTCATTACCGTTTTCAGCTAATAGTATATAATCATTAGTAACCATGCTATAAGCATTATAAAGATTGTCAATGGTTGGTATACCTGTATTAAATATTTCACTTGAATATTCAAACAATTCTACAGTCATTTCATAAACTTGTAGTGCACCTAATTGATAAAATACAGGTTTCTTATTAACAAATTTAATCTGATAAAGAGCTTGAGTTAATGGAAACCAAACTAAATCACCTTCAAAAGGTCTTGCTTTATTAGTAAGAGAGGTTATTTCTTGATCGAATGATCTCTGGGAAATAACAAATTGAAGTTGATCTCTTACTTCCAAACCAAATTTAGATAAGAATTCACCCTCACCCATTAAATCATTAGCACTCTTTAAATACATTTCTATACTAATACCAGTACCAAATGAATATGTTTCACCTTCTCTAAAAACATTATCTTTATTAATAGTAGTTCTAGGAATATAGTACATGTCTATACCGTAGATTTTGATTGCTTCTACAATCAAATCTTCGATTAAATTTTGCTCATTACTAGCACCTATATTATTAAAGTATTGTGAGGTTGCCATTACCCTATCATATCCATAACTGGTAGACTATAAGACCTAATCATTTCAGCTTCTAACTTTTCTATCTCACGTTGAGCATCAACGTAAATTTTATCACCATTGAACGTAACTCCGCCAGGCATTTGAATACCAGAGAATTTAGAAAGGTTCATACCCCATTGTCGTTTAATAAGCTGCGCAGTATATGTTTGAAGCCATCTGTCAGACCACACATCCGGAAATTCTAATGGATCTACGACTTGATAAGCTTCTACAATTAAATAGTTACCTACTGCAATTTTATTCCAGTTAACATCAACATATAATCTATTAGTATGTCTATTGTATCTAATAGGCTGCTTACCAACTAAAAGTTGCTCTAATAATTGAATGTGCTGGAATGCTTGGTAATATGGTACCATAGATTGATATACTAAAGTATACAAGTCGTTTAAAGCTATTTGGTATCTAATATTAAAGATATTATTTGTATTAATATAATCGCCTATATCGTAAATATTAATAGCACCAATAATATTGTCAGGTAAACGAACATAGCCTCCTACATAGCCTCTAAGATCTGCACCTACACCGGTTGCAGAAGTAATTGAGATAGTAGGATCTTTTCTGTATTTTGTTCCGTTATTTGTTATGGTAGCTGAAGTGATGACTCCATTGGCATTAGTAGTAATTGTAGCAGTAGCACCAGCGCCGTCTACATCTCCAGCACCGTTAGTTATAACTACTACATCTGAATTAGCATACCCAGAGCCACCATCAACTACGTTGATTTCTGAAATACTACCTGGTAAATTACTTTCAGTAAAAACATGCTTATAAAATACTTTAGAAGTACCATCAAAGTGATAATCCATATAATATTTTAATGCTTCATCGATGCGATCTTCTACTTGATCGTCATCAACATTAATCTCGATTACTGGTTTACCTAATTTTCTTAAGCAGTATTCTTTAAATTCTGCTCTGGTTCTTGGAACTGCCATTGGTTACATCCTGTTTTATAGTATTTATGCAGGTGGAGTTTTATAGTAATCGTTTGCTATTAGATCTTGTAGATAATCATTATATCTAGAATCTGTATCTTCTATAACAATATAAGTGTTAGGGTACCCCTCAGAAGCTTTAAATTGATTTTCTGCAACAATAATATTTACGTAGTTATTAGATGCATCTAATATTAAATAATTGTTTATCATAACTATACCTCTCAATATTCAATAACAACTGCGCCAGCAAGTCCCGCGCCACCAGCTCTCACTGTTGTACCAGTTCCGTTAATACCTCCAGATCCACCTGCTCCGTAACCATCACCAGCGTTACCAGCAGCACCAGCAGTAGCTGTACCAACTTCACCTCCCTGACCAAAACCTCTAGCTGTGTTACCTCCTCTAGGTAAACGAGACGCAGTTGCAGCAGCTACTCCTCCAGGTTGACCCTGTCCACCTGCAACGTTAACATTACACCCTGATCCTGTTCCGCCTGCTCCACCTGCTGATCCAGCAGCTGCCCCTGCAGCGCCTCCGGCTCCTCCAGTTGCAGAATATGTAATAGTATTATAAACTACTGATGATGTACCTCCTGCACCACCAGCACCAGTAGTAGTACCTGCTGTTCCAGCAGCACCTATTGTAATATTAAGTGTATTTAAACCAGGAGCATAAGTTATATCTTGAATACCTGCACCACCACCACCTCCACCTGCTCCAGTATAACCTGCAGTAGCAGTAGCTGTACCACCTCCACCTCCACCTCCACCTATAATAGTAACTCTAATTCTTTTTGCGCCGGTAGGCCACGCGTATGATGCGTTAGAAGTAGTAACTATTGTTATGTTATTATAACCAGTACCAAAAAAAGAAGGATCTATATAAGATGAGGTACCTCCTACTGTTAATGGTGTAATTGCGTCAACTACTAATGTACTCATTTTAATCCTCTTAAAGTATTTTCATGTAAGCGTTGGAAGCAACGGTTACTGTATTGCCTGAAGCTATTGTAAATATATGTATAAAACCAGCAGCATAGCCGGCGTAAATAGTTATGTTTCTGTTTGTTGTATGTTTGTGTTGGAAGCCGGCGCCTGCTGCAAAAACGCTATCAACAGTGTTATGATCTTCACCCGTTATTACTATACCCCACTTATTTGTTACGTTAGCAGAAGTTGGGTAATTACCATAATACAAATAACCGTTAGTTATAGAAGCGTTAGCAGAATTTAAACCTATGCGGCCATCAAATGCATATGCTGCAGTTATGTTGCCTGTTAGTGTAGCGTTTGCAGCAGCGGGCTGTATTAGTGATGTTACACCATAAGCAGTACCTATTGTACCTGTACTAAACGTGCGTACTAAAGAATAAACACCTCTAGCTGTTGTTATAGTATTAGAAGTTGCGCCATTAGCATAATTTCTAACATCAGCTCTATAACCTTCAGCAGCTGATAAAAATGCATCACCACCTGAGGCACTATTACCATTATAAACTACTGATCTACTTCCAAATACAGAACTATTTAAAGGTGTTCCTAAAGAATCTTTATTTTCAGATATATTTTGAACAATTCCATCACGCCCAAAGTATGATCTAGCCGCTGTTAAAGTGGTGTTTTGAATTAAAGTTCCAGTATATGACCCATAAGTAGATGCATCTGTAGTATAAGTTTTGTTTATATTTAACCCAAAAACTGAAGTAGGAGCAGTTCCTATTCCTACAGTACCTGAATGGTACAAACCTAATGTATTAGCAACATATGTAGTACCAATATTATAAGCAACTGCATTTACTACGGTGCTGTTTGCGGTAAATGCAGTACCAACTGAATGCGATGCAGCATTAACTGTTCCTGTATGATACAAGCCCAAAGTATTAGCAACATATGTAGTACCAATATTATAAGCAACAGCGTTAACTACTGTAGAGTTAGCTGTAAATGCAGTACCAACAGTAAATGAAGAAGCATTAATTGATGATGTTGCATTAACATACCCGGTTATTGTGGTATTACCAGTAACAGATAAATTAGCAACTATTGCGGTAAATGTAGTATTTAATACAAGAGATGTTGAGTATGTTACTGCAGTACCGTTAGCACCTATAGGTGCAGTAAATAGAGACACAGTACCGTCAGCAGCATCAGAAGACAATTGAATTGTAGCAGCGCCACCGGATGTAGCGCCGTCAGCTGCATATACTAGCGAAGTACCATTAAAAAAATTACCAGCTCTTATATTAAAGTTGCCAGCACCATCATTCCAACTTATACGCTTATGCCCGCTACTATCTAATACTATAGATCCGGTGCTACCATTTAAAACTAATGTGCCTGCAATTAAAGATTGCGCGATAGTGCCTGTATGGTATATACCTGTAGTATTAGCTACAAATGCAGTGCCAACAGTATATGATGCAGCATTAACAGTTCCTGTGTGATACACGCCAGTTGAATTTGCTACTAAAGAAGCGCCTACTGTAAATGAAGCTGCATTAATAATACCTGTGTGGTAAACACCAGTAGTATTAGCAATAAATGTCGTGCTAATATTATATGCAACAGCGTTAACTACTGTAGAGTTAGCAGTAAAAGAAGTTCCTACAGTATGTGAAGCAGCGTTTACAGTGCCTGTATGGTAAACACCTGTTGTGTTAGCTACAAACCAGTCAACTGATGTATTACCACCATATATACTATTTGCTTCAAAGTCTGCAAAATGGAATGAGAGGTTTGTAGTATCAATATAAATTGATGTATCTGGCTCTGGATCATAATTATCAAATACTTTCCATCTACCATCAGAAGCATCTCTGAAGAAGCCAGCATGATGATATGTACCATCATTATAACCTGCTGCAAAACCTAGATCTGGATTAGCATCTGATTTACCTCTCGCAGTACCTCCAGATACATAGGCGTCTACGTTTGTGTTAGCAACAGTAAACGTTGTAGAGTTAGCAGCGAAAATATTTAAATATGTACCGTTATATGATGCAGGAGTAACGCCTGTAACAGCAACGTCCCATCCTGCAGAGTAGTTGTTATTAGCAGTAAATATAACATGAGTACCATTACTAGATATACCTGTAATGGTAGCTAATATACCCTGGTTAAGGTATAACATATTGTCAGTAAAGGTAATAGTATTACCTGATAGGGATACTGTAGAACCAGTAATAGTTAAGTTACCACCTACAGTCACATCACCTAAGAATGTGCCTATTGTACCGATAAAAGCATTGGAATAAACATTTTTATAATAACCTGTAGTTGGTGCACCTAAATCATAAGTTGCGTTAGCTGCAGGGATTAAACTGCTTGCTGCATATGCATTAAACGTTATTCTATCAGCAGAATCAGAACCTAATGTTGTGTTTGCTGTATTAAATAGACCGCTAGTATTAGCCTGTACTACAGATGCAATATTAGCTGATGTAGTTGCGTACAATGTAGCGGTATTAATTTGATTAGTTATATTAAGTGCTGCAGCGTTAACTAATGTTGAATTAGCAGAGAAACTGGTAGTAGAGAGTGTTGTTGCGTTAACAGTTGTTGCATTTATTAGCCCGGTATGGTATAAACCAGTAGTATTAGCGGACATAAAGTTAGTTACGTTAGCATACCATTTAAACTGGTTTGATGTTGTAGATACCGATTGCCATAAAGTGCTACCTTCTATACCTATAGCATAATCAACACTTGCTGCACCAATATTAGGATATAATATTATTTTTGTACCAGCGCTTCTAGTAGTTGCAGCAGGAGCGGCGACTCCTGCAGTATTATAATAAATCCAATTTGAAGTAGCATTTGTAAGTAGTATAGCATTAGCACCAGCGTTTGATGTTAATGAACCTGATAGGTTAACTACATCTAAAAATGCATCGAATCTTTGAGTATCAGTACCTAAGTTTTGTCCTGATGTGTTTGATGTTGGATAAACACCGGTTACGTTAGCTGTTACACCTGTAGTAGTAAATGAAGCTGCATTCATAGTACCGGTATGATAAGCACCAGTAGTATTTGCAATAAAATTAGAACCTACTGTATGGGAAGCAGCGTTTACTGATGTAGAATTGATAGCGCCGGTATGATATAGACCTGTAGTGTTTGCTATTAAATTAGTGCCTACAGATAAAATAGCAGAGTTAACAGATACTGTAGCGTTAACAAAACCTGTTACTGATGAGTTACCTGCCTCAAAAGTGCCTGCTACTTTTAAATTATCATTCGCTTGCCATTTATCATTAGTCTCATCAAAATAAAAATATGCGTTAGTAGATGTTCCGCGATTTACTTCTAACCCTACATTATCCGTAGGTGCACCTGTATGATCTGCATTTAGAGTTACAATAGGATCACTAACATTAAATGCTATTGTATTAATAGAAGTTGTAGTGCCTGATACAGTTAAATTACCTGATACAATCACATCTGTCACAGATATAGACGAAGAGTTAATAGTAGTATTTACTGTTGTGTTGCCGAAAGTAACTAAATTACTAAATGTTACATAATCACTAAATGTGTGATCGTTTGACCAATTAAATTGTGCTGCAGTATTAATGCTAGAACCTAATGCAGAGACATATACCCAATAAGGTTTGTTACCATCTGAAGCTAATACTTGATTGGTTGCACCCATAGCGCTATTAGCTATTATAGCGCTATTCACTACAATATTACCATTAAATGTATACTGTGGAACTGAGTTAAGAGTATTTACATGGCTGTTATTAACAAGTAATTGAAACTGCTCATTTAGATCTTCAGCTGTAAGTACTTCACCTGCAGTAAATATTTTTAATGTCATTTTACCCTATAGGATTAGATGTACCAGGTACAACAGGAGGTCCAGTATAATCAATTCTACCCTTAGAAACATCATTAAGAATAAGAGCACTTTTTGCAGATTCTAAAGGTGCAAGGTGCTTAGTATCTGGATTAACTACAATTGTAGCACCACACCCACATAAACTGCCATGAACTGCTGTAATTTTTCCTTCAGTAATAAAGTTGCCAGACCCATTTATAATAGGAACATTGCCGTGAATAGGGCATGCTAAAGTATCAGTTACTCTAGCTATAAGAGACCCTGCAGAATAAGATTTAACAGCAGATGTAATTATAGTGCCACCATGTGTACTGGTGTCACCGAGTCTGGCAACTTTAGGCATTTTTAGGCTTTAAGAATTTTCTTAAAATCTTCAGTATGCTTCTTACGATCTTCAAGACCAATAGTACCACCGTTAATCTTTTTTGTAACTGCAGTAACATCGTCTTTATCAGCAAGTGCATTGAGACCATTCTTATTCCAGAACCATGCGCCAGACTCTACTGCTCCCTGTGGAGTAGCAAGATAAGAAACTGCTTCTTCAAGCTGAATACCCATGTCTTTTGCAAAGTTAGTATAATTAGAACGGCCTGTTAATTGAATTACTCCGCGGCCACGGAACTTGTATCCGTCTCCAGATGCAGTGTCTCCGTTACCCATGCGTGAAGCATAAACAATGTTAGCAATTTTTTCTGGCTGACGATGATATGCTTGAGCATCACGCCCAGCATTTTTAAAATACTTAGGAAAGATCTTATTAAGACCGTCAGCTGAGTAATTAAGATTTTCTTCTACTGCTCTATATCCACCTGATTCATGCGCTGTTTGAGCCAAGAAATGAGAAAGACGAAGTGGAGTATTAATACCATACTTGTCTGCAAGTAACTTAAGGCTTTCTACTAAAGCCTTTAATACTTTATCGTTTGCGTTTGGATAGTGTTTTTTAAGTTCTTCTTGAGTTATCATATTTCACCTTTAATAAGTTGCTCGTGGAGTTACTGTAACAATACCTTCTTTCACACGAGTAACTGTGCCAGTATTACTGGTAGCTACCACATCATATACATATCGTCCAGCAGTAAGATTAGCTGTAGAATTAGCTGTTAAAGAGAGAGTAATGACACCTGAACTATTACCTGAAGCAGTAAAAGACGTAGCATTTGTAGAAGTATAATGTTTGCGAATCTTTGCAGTAATAGAACTATCAGTTAGATTCATAACATTATTGCTGCTATCATAGGCAATAATAGAGGTATTTGAATAAGTTGCGCCTTGATCGATTACAAGATTTAATTTAGTTGCCATGGTTTTCTCTCGTTTATTATTATTTATAAAACCACATCAGACGGTTTCTTAAAAATAACCATGTATCTCTCGAAATTAGACATTTCAAGCTTACCAGTATAATAGATATTATCGCCGCCAACTTTAAGGCTTTCTCTGATAAAATGAGAGAAAGTATTTAAATTCTCAAAGCAACCTACGTGCTCTTGAATTTTATCGTAATTATTTGTTTGCAAAACAACTGTAACAGCATCTGGTATCTTTTTATACCAAGCTAAAAATTCATCTCTGCTAAGATGCTCACAGCTTGTATTAATAACAATATTAGGTCTAAACGGGTATTCATAATCTATCATATCTGCAATTATATGTTGATAATACATACTTTTATTATTAAATCTTCTTGCAGGCTCATAAAGAGCTTGATTTTTATCAATATTATAAATATATTTGGTGGTAATATCAGTATCATGCTGTAGCATATATGCTAAGATTCCATACCAGCCTCCAAAAATAAAAATATTATTTTTATGAGTTTTAAGAATATATTTTTTAAGTTTATCAGTTAACCACTTTTTACTTTTAGTCTGGTTATCATGAAAAAGATCGCTAAAATCTATATTGAACATTTTACATATTTCAAGCCATTCAATAAGCATCTCTGATTTAAAAAGATGAGTATGTTCAAGATCAAAGCATTTTAAAGCTATCTTAGTACTAGATACACTAGGTAATAAATTAGCATTAATTTTCAACCACTCGTGAGTGGTATATTTTTCGTTTTTTAATTTTAAACATTCAATAGCATAATTTAAATCATTCATGTATAGAATCTTCTCTGTTCTAGTCAAACCAAAATATAATGTTAGTCACGTTTTAAGACTTTATGATCAATGTAGAAAGCATTGTACTAAAGATTTTGAATTTATTTTAATAACTGATAGAAATATAGAATTACCAAATATTAAATGTTATAATTTTTCTGAATATCAATTAGATACTTGGTGGAATAAAATGTTAATATTTCATCCTAATTTTTTTGGTGAATATATTAATATATATTTTGACTTAGATACTGATATTAGAAAAAACTTTGATGATATGTTTGATCAAATTGAAGATAATATTTTAGTAGTTGATGCTTGGTGGAAAAATGAGAGATATTTTCAACAATCAGTAAAAATACAAAACCCAGATTCTTTCTTAAGTAAGGGTAATACTAGCATTATGGGATGGAAAGGTGATAAGACTTGGCTCTGGCATTTCTTTGAAAAGGATATAGAAACTCATGTCACTAAGCATTTTGGGGATGATACTTTCATTAATAAGTATGGTAATGTTGGTTACTTTAAAAATAACATTACGCTATCGTATGCAGCCAATAAAGATACAAAAATCGCAATCAATCACAAAGCCGTGTTTGTACCATAAGCCATATAACATTGACTATTAAAAGACACTTTAAAATTCTCTACATTATTTAAATTGCAATCTTCTGCAAAAGTATAATCATTTTTTATTCTATAATTATTGAAATTGTGTTGCATATTAATATGGTTTACTGCAACTACGTTTTTGCAATTTTTATAATAGCTAAGCATTTTAAGAGGTACTAGATATTCTGTATTAGGAAATATTACTAAATCAGAATCTATTACATATTCATTTAAATCATCAAAAAGCGGTCTCTTAATAATAACTTTACTATTAAGATGTTGTCCGTGTTTTTGAAGCATAGGGTGATAATCTATAACTGTAATATTATCTACTCCTAACGAATTTAAAAACATAATATAATTAATAGGAAACCTACTTCCTATTATGGTTACACTATCTAAATTTTCAAAATAGTCAAGAATAAATCTTGAAATAAAAAATTCTTTTTTAACTATTTCTTTATTTCGTAATTCACTAAAAGCTGGGCTATCATTGCCTAGCTTATTATGAATATTAAAAATTTTTTCAGTTAAAATTTCGCCAGTATTCATTTGCCCAATCTTTAGTATCATGTAATTCTACACCTCTATTATGAGAAGTGTTGAATAAAGCTATACTATATTCATCTCTCTTTTTATATGGTTCTAAATCATCAGGATATTCAGCACCAAAACTATAAGCATATACTATTTTACGAGGATGAAATTTTAAATTTTCATAATTTGTATAGTAAATAAATTTGTCTAAACTATGAATTTTATATTCTATTATATCTTTGTGTTTTTGATAATAATCATATAAAAATTTAAATTGATCTTTGTCCCATGTAACAAAACTACTATTAATTATACATGTACCTACATGATAATACATGTTAATATTGTCTTCTGGTGTCCAGTAGTTTTTTATTATTCTTGGTTCTAAAAATTTATATTCATTAAAATATAAATTTAAATCTTTAAGAACTAATATATCTAAGTCTAACAACACAAATGGCCCCTCAAATGGAATATTTGAAGGGTTAAATAGGTGTAGTTTTTGTAAAGTAAATACGTTTGATTGCTTATAGTTTATATCGTCAAATGATAGACATTTAACTTCATCTATAATATCTTTTGTATCATCTGTAATACAATAAAATTCAAAATTACCAGTAAACGTTTTTTTAATACTATTATAAAGTCTGTTAACGTAATAAGCAGGATACTTAGTACCCCATTTAAATACTATAAATTTAACCAGCATATTCTATATCAGCTACCATATCATTCCATATATTCTTATCGTATACTACATAACTAAATGTAATTCTAGGCGTTCTAGTTCTTGCACAATGCCAATAAATTTTATCTTGTTCTTTAGCTGAACCAAAATACCCTACCTTAACATTCCAGTTCTTTTCATCTTTAAAAACATTTAGTTTATTGTTAATATGATCATAGTGTTCAAACTCACCATCACCTTCAGGGTTACAAGATAAAACTATGTTGTAACCAGATGCATTGCAATTGTTATGCCAGCCGATATAACCACCAGCAGGATAATACATCTGAAGAGCATTATTTCTAGCACCGAAAAACTCCATTAATGCATCGTTAGCTTCTTTAGCTTTGCGTACAAACTTAGTAGGTACAACACCTACACCATTCATCATCTCTACACCACAAGTAGATTTAGGGTAGCCATATTCTTCTGGTGTGTTTAATGCTTTCTTTAAATAATCTAAAGATGTAGTTCCATCTTTATCACCTATTCTTTTTCTAGCATCTGGTGTTAAGTGCTCTTCTAACTCTTTAAGATCTTGATTAAAAAACCATAAGCTAAAATTATCTAAAATCTGTCGCAATTCCGGGTGGTTTAATGATACAACTTTCATCGGAATGACTCCTTGGTATAGTATAATGGTAAATGACTGGTTCAATATCTCTATATGGCTCGTTTTTAGGATTGCTTGTATCCTCGAGCAAGTAAATATAGTTCCATTTTAAATTACCGTTGTCAATAAATCCACTTTTAATATCTTTATATTTGTCTACTTTATGTAAAAGATACCACATAGTAAATTGATCCCATGGTTGCATGAGATTGCTATAATCTTTAAACTGTGATAAATGCCATTTGCTAGAAATCTGTTCTAGATATAATTCGTACCAGTCATTAATAAGACTAATTGTAAGCGGTTTATTATTATATAAAATAACACCGCCATGATATTCTAACTGATTATCTTCATCTACTTTTCTAGATTTACTAACATGTGAAACTATAGGTGAAAATTTAATATCGCTACCATCATTTAGGAATTCAAATACGTTAGAAATTTCTGAACTATAAATTTCAGTATCACAGTCTAAATATAAAGTATTATCATAAGGCGTTCTTGCAATGCCATACATCTTAGCTCTAATATGAACAGGTATATTTGTAATTATTTTATCAAAAAAAACTCTATCTGACTCATCTACAAATTCTTCATGAGTAAATAAAGTAATTTTTGCTTCTGGATAATTATCTTTTAGAGAAATAGCAGATCTTACTGCCGCTTTATAATAAGCTTTACTAAGTGATGCCACATATACATAACCATTATTCATTTTAGCTCACTTTGGTTTTATTAAATTCTTCTTGATATAGAATCGTAGCTACGATTTGCGCTTCAAGCACGTTCTTAGCTCTACGTAACTTGTTTTTTAACTCTCTATTAGTAGAGTTTTTAATATAATCGATTTCAAATGCTTCAGCTTTAATATTAAAAAGTTTTTCTTTCAAATGCTTATCAACATTTAATTTATATTCTTCAAATTTTTGAAGCTTTATTCTCTCAGTAATATTGAAATTTTTTCTAGTATTTTCATCAATATGTTCTTCTGTATATTTACTAGTAACAAGATCCCAATCAGGGTTCTGACCTGGTTCAGATCTTGTAATAATACAAGTAAATTTACCTTTTTCGTTTATTAAATTACAAATAACTTGATTTTTATCATCGTCAACCCATAAGGGGTTTTCTATTTTTCGCTCGTCCATAATGACCTCATAATATAAAAAAAAAATTAAGCAATGCGCAAAAACAAAGACCTATAACTTATAGCTGATGTTGCAGTTTGTACAGTGCTACCAGAGAAAGTGGTGCTGTATGATCCTGTGTATGTACCAGAAAATGCTTGTGAATAGTTACCAGAGAATGTGCCTGTATAAGCACCAGTATAATTACCTGAATAGTTACCTGTATATGCTTTTGTAGGTGCACCTGCAAACCCTGAATAATAAGTAGGCCCTGTATAGTTACCTGAATAGGTGCCAGTATAAGTACCAGAAAATGCTTTTGAATAGTTACCAGTAAATGTGCCTGTGTAACCACCTGTATAGTTACCTGAATAGTTTGATGTGTAACCTATAGAAGCAAAATTACGTCTATCATCCGAAAAAGTAAGTCCTACTTGAATCCATGTACCTGGTGTAGGTGCAACTGGTGCAGCCCCCGCTACTAAATCATATGTGCCTATACCCGTACTAACTATTTGATTTCTAAGTCTATCAACTAAATCATTTATTTCTGCATCTGTCATCTCTTTAAGAGAATCTGGTGTAGTAGTAGTATCATTTTTAAGCGGTCTTACAGTAGCAGGAATAGACGCAGCTGCTGTTTTTCTCCATAGGTAAATAGTATTTTGTGTAGTGCTTATATCTGTATTATCTGAAATTGTTGCTTTAGCTGTCCATGTGCCGCCAGCTGGAGCAGTAGTACTAAAATAGTATGAGCCTATTCCTTGGTTTACAAGATTAGCTAATGCTCTAGCAATAATAGTTGTATTTAATTCTGTATCTTGTTCTTTTAAAGAATCAGGTGTAGTAGATGTATTAACAAAAAGTGGTTTGATAAACGTTTCTGCAGCAACTTGAAGGTCTTGATAGAAATTATAAGCAGCAGTATATACTGTAGTAGTAGGATGAGTTCCTACTGGATCAGTATAAGTATCATTAAAAGTACCTATTAAAGTTAACCCAGTTGTAGATGCAGGGTTAACTTGAACTGTACCTACACCTGTATCACTTGAAGCAAATGTTGTTAAAATGCGATGAACAATATAGTCCATCTCAGCATCTGTCATTTGCTTTATAGAGTCTGGTGTAGTTGTTGTATCTACTTTAATAGGGTTTGTCATTATATATTACTATCTCATTATGGGAATAATTGCGCACCTGCAGAGCTAAACACTCTAAGAGGAACACCTACTGTATATGTTGTACCACCTGTAGTATATGAGAATCCACTTGCGTTTATAGTAGAGAACACTGAAGAGTTACCTGTAAACATCGATGTACTATTAGCAGATGTATTTACAGATGTGTTACCTAGATAAAAACTGCCTACACCGATAAATGTATTTACTGTTGAGTTTGCTAATGTAATTGTAGTAGCATTAGCAGCAACGTTAGCGGTAGTAGTACCAAAGTACATAGACCCAATATTTATCTGTGTGTTAACTGTAGCGTTTGCAACCCTAATAACTGAGTTATTTACTACTGCATTCTGAGTAGAAGAGCCTACAAAGAATGTTGTTGTATTTACTACCGCATTAACTGTAGTTGTTCCAACATACAAACTTGATGATGTTAAAATAGCGTTTGAAGTACTATTCTGTATTTCTAATGTAGTTGCAGATAGATCTGCGTTAACTGAAGAATTACCAATGAAATGCACTGTTGTATTAACGACTGCATTTGCTGAAGTGTTGCCTACGTAGAAGGTACCTATACCAGTTACTGAAGCAATTGTTGTATTCTGTACAGCTAATGATGAGCTGGTAGCTGAAACGTTAACAGTAGCATTTGCTATACTTAATGTAGAGCTGGTTATATTAACGTTCGCAGTAGAATTTGATACTGCATATGTTGTAGGTGTTACAGCTGTATTAACTGTAGAATTACCAACGAATACTGTTGATGTATTTACTACAGCATTAGCTGTTGTATTACCTACGTATAAGCTACCAGTTGCAAGAACAGAATTAGTAGTAGCATTAGATATTGTAAGTACTGAGCTTGTCTGTGTAGCATTTACAGATGAGTTACCTACAAAGAGTGCAGTTGTATTAACTACAGCATTTGCTACAGTATTACCTACGTATAAGCTACCTGTTGCTAGAACGGAGTTTACAGTAGCATTTGATATTGTAAGAACAGAGCTAGTAAGCGCTGCGTTAACAATAGAGTTACCTGTGCCTATTGTAGTAGCGTTAGTAACTGCACCTTGTGTAGCAGAACCGTAAGTACCTACTGTGTAGGAAGTGGCATTTATTGAAGTAGCGTTTACTGATGCTGCATTAATAGTACCAGTATGATATAATCCTAAATTATTTGCAAGTAAAAAGTTTGCAGAAGCGTTACTTAACGCTAAAGATGTAACATTAACAACTGCATTACCTGTAGTATTTGCTAGAATTAACTGAGGTACGTTAGTTGACGTGGTGTTACCTGCTTTGAAACCACCAGATGTTACGTTTACAGAAGCAACTGATGAGTTGCCTGTAAATGTAAGTACAGTAGAGTTAGCATAGAATCCAAAAGTTGAGTTACCTGCTTTATATGCTACAGCGTTTACTTGAGCATTGCCTATTTCTAGACCTTCTGGTGCTAATGTATAGATATCGTTTACACCAGTAGAACGCGGTAAATTAAATGTAACGTAACCATTAGCTACTCCTGCTACGTTAGCGCTTGTTTCTACATAGGTGTTACTATTTTTAATCTGAATAAGTGTACCGTTAGAACCAATCTGTGCTACGAAGTCTAGATTAGATAGAGTAGTGGTACCTAATCTTAAACTGTCCATCTTAACAATACCGCCAACGTCGATTGCGACGCTGGTGTTAACAGACGCGATAGCTACGTTTACACCGATTCTCTTGTTTAATGCATCAACTACGAAACCATCAGTACCAAATGTAGCATTACCAGTTTGAGTAAATATACCACTATCAAGTACTGAATTAGCAGAAGAATTGCCTACATGTAATCTGGAACCATTAAGTGCTAGATTACCGGCAGTAAGAACTGAGTTTACTGTACCGTTACCTATAAACAATGTAGTGGTGTTAGCTGTTACGTTAGCACCTATTGTTATAACACCGCTCTGAATATTAACGTTAGCAGCTGTTGCACCAACTTGAATTGCTGAGGTATTAACTGAGGTATTTGCACCTACAGTGATTGAGCCTTGTGCAACTATTGTATTAGAAGTTGTATTACCTACAAAGTAGGAAGTATTATTTGCAATTACGTTTGCACCTACTGCAACAGATCCTGATTGAACTGTTACGTTAGCGGCAGTTGCACCCACTCTAATTACAGAAGTGTTTACCGAGGTGTTAGCGCCTACCGTAATTGACTCTGATTGAATAATAGAGTTTACAGTTGTGTTACCCACAAAATATGCTGATGCATTTACTGAGGTATTAGCTCCTACTGTTAGTCCAGCTTGTTGCATTACTGAATTTAGAGTAGAGTTACCTACAAAGTAAGCTGATGCATTAACGCTAGTATTTGAACCAATTGTTAGCAATGCAGATGTTACTATAGAATTAATAGTTGTGTTACCTACAAACAACGCAGTAGTATTAGCGCTTACATTAGCACCTACTGCTACTGAGCCAGATTGTACTGTAACGTTAGCTGCTGTAGCACCTATTCTAATCGCAGAAGTATTAGCAGATGTATTAGCACCTATAGTAATTGATTCTGCTTGTACTATAGAGTTAACTGTAGAGTTTCCTACAAAATAAGCGGATGTATTAACGCTAGTATTTGAACCTACTGAAATAGAGGCACTAGTGATTTGAGTATTAACAACAGTATTACCCACTCTGAACGCTGTGCTATTAGATGCAGCATTTGATATAGAATTACCAACAGTAATATTAGTATTGGTTATTGTAGAGTTGCCTACATCAACCTCGAATGCTAAAATAGTATTTGAAACATATAGGTGAGAGGCTACTATTGTGTTAGCGCTTGGTTGAATTGTAACTACGTTAGCATCAAATGTAACATTTGAGTGAGTAGTGTTACCTTGCACGGTTATATTAGTGAAGGTAGCATTAGAACCAATATTAGTATTACCTATAATTGCAACGTTACTAGTTACTGTTGTTTTTGTTGCAGTCACATTAACGTTTGTAGTTGTAGTATTACCTACTATAGTTACTGTAGTGCTAGTTGCATTTCCATTGAATGCAGTATTACCAGTAAATGTAGATGTTGAGTTAACAGCTAATGTAGTTGTATTAACTGACATTAACGGTCCAGAAACTCTAGTATTTGAAGTAGGGTTGATAATTACTACGTTACCAGTCATGGTAGCCGTATATGATGCAGCAGACCCGTTAGCAGTTATTACTAGAACGTTTCCAGATAATGGATCAACATATGTATTAGAAAGTAGAGCTAAGTTAGCTTCTGTGGTATTATTACCACCTCGAAGACCTACTGATAAGGAGAGCGTATTTGTAGTAAAATAACCGTTAACAGCTACGTTACCGGTAGTTAAAGAACCACCGGTAGTAAAATCCGCAGTAACTGCATTAGAAGATATAATATTAGCTATTTGATTAGTACGCTCTAACCAAGTACCAAATGTTTGGGTATTACTAACTTGCGATAGTGAAATAGTCATTTACTAGTATTCTCCAGCAATTTGTAAAGCAATGATTTGATTTCCTCTAAATCTTGCCTTACTTGTTTTTGCTCTATTTTTATATTTTCTTGTTCTGTGGACAATAATCTAATATTATTAAGGTTTTTTCGCGCTTCTTTATATTTATTAAGCGCATCACTATCACTATTAATTATACCCTTAGAATATGTATCACGGTAAAGATAACTGTGATCTTCTACTCTTTTTAATTTTATGTCTGGAGACATAATGCTCTCATATCATCTGCTCTTGGTACAACATACATATTTTCTGTAACTGGTACAATCTTGATTGCAAAAGTCTTATATGTTGAATAAATCTTATCATTATTAGTTGAATAAGTAAGCGAATTAGCAACTGCAGGGTCTGGATTTACGAAAACAAACGCACTATCTTTACTTTCAACATTATCTAAAGTTCCAATCCATACGTTAGATGAAAACGCAAATGAAGTTGTAGAATCTAATTGCAGTTGAGTACCGTTGGGAATACTAGTAAGCTTTCTAACATTTAGAGCTGCTTTATCACCATCATAGATATAAATGTAAGTGTTAGCCGTAAATCCGGCTACTGAAGGTGTTGTAATTGTATTACCTGAAATTGAAGAACCAGCAGTATTAGCAATTATATTGTTGCTTACAGGAACTTTATATTCCAATTCAATAAAGTTGCTAGAATCAGTAGCACTTGAATAGAATGTATTTGAAGATATTCTATTAAGTCTCGACCAAGCTTTTTTATTAATACTTTGAGTATCAATAGCGCTTAAGAATCTACCATAAACATAAAAATCAGTGCCTGGCGGTCTATACGCTGTAATATAAACTTGATGATCTTCTGCGTCTTGGCCATCAGCTAGCTTAACTGGTCTAGTAATATATCTAGATACTTTAATACCATTACCTTTATTTTCATTAAACTCTTGTATAGATACAATGTTAGCGGTTGTACCAGAAGTCTGTCCAGTGATTGATTCACCTTGCGCAATACTTGAAATATTTGCAGATGAAGTAGAAGTAGCACCTACTATGTTAGCTGTAGTAACAAATGTGCCAAAAGTATTTACTAATTGAACTACTGTTGAGTTGCTTGCAAGAACTACACCGGTTGCAGTATTTACTGATGCTACTGATTGATACACAAGCTCACCATTAGTGAATGCGCCTGTATTAGCAGTTATAGATACGTTTGCTTTTAATATAATATCAGCTGTTGTGCCATATAATGCTAGCGCGGTATCACTAGAGTTGTGAATAGCATATCCGTAGATTGATGTATTGCTATCTAGTTCAACACCTTCATTATATGTGAAAGTATTTGAAGAGTTAGCAAGCGTTAACCAGTATCCTCTTAAAGATGCACTATTAGCAGTAATGTTTCTAATAGCAATTAAATCCATACTTTCTTTTGCAAAGTATGGAGAAATTTTAGGATCATCTGTTGCTAGACTTACTTCCATCATAAAAGAAGAGTTACCTTGTCTTCCAACTGCTAGATCAAATGAGTTAGATCTACTTTGCATTATTCTTGAGTAATCATTAAACTCAAAAGTTTGACCTGGGGTAATATCAATATAAGTAGCATCAGCAGTAAATGAGTTATCTGCTTTAAATCCTTTGAATGCTAAATCGAAAGAAGTTTTTGATGGTACAATAGGTTTAAAGTCAGCACTTATAGCATCATAAGGTAAGTCTATTACTTTTTTTAGTACATAGTGAATACCAGTTCTTAACCCAATAAGTCTATTTCCAATAGTATCGTTAAAGTTTTGTGTAGAATTAGCAGATGATGCGGAACCAAAAAGTAATTTATCACCGCTAGTAGCATCTACTCTATTATTATCAACATTGTTAAGTCTTATTCTTAAAGCGGTAGGCATGCTACCACCTTTAACTTGACCTATGGTACCTGCGTTAGTAGAAAAGTTAAATGAGCGAGCTAGTGTAAGTGTACTTGCTGCAGAATTAATAGAAACTACGTTTGCAACAAACCCATATGGTGTTGCGGCTGTATTACTATGAATAATATAAATTAGGTTATTTGTTGATCCATTAGAGAATAAACTAGTATCTGGTACTAAAATAGTATTATTAGGAGTAGAGTTAGTTCCGTATGTAATAACGTTTTGCGACACAGATGTAATAGTAGCATATGCTGATGAAGTAGCACCGGTAATAGTATTACTTACAATAAATTCCCCGGTAGTGTTCTGCACTTTTACCATGGTAGAATTAGAGAAATAAAGAATACCGGTAGCAGTATTAGCAGAACCGTTTGATTGATAAACTAGCTCACCGTTGGACCAGGTACCAGTAGCTGATGAGAACGAAATTTTTGCTGCTTTAATATCACCGTTACCAGCTACTACGAATTCAGCCCCCTCAAAAGTAGCAGAAGGATTTTTTACTAAAAGGTATTCAATATTAGGTTCTCTAACTATAATAGTACCAGAGCCTTCAAATTGCGCTCTAAAAATTTCAAATTTAATATCTTCTTCTTGAACTGCTGTCCATGAAATATCATTAGAAGAAATAAAGAGAGTTCCTATTTCATTATTTTTTTGAATAGGTTTTGCAGCATCAGTAGATATATCTTTCTCACCTAGCTTAGCTGTCCATATCTCGTATTCTGGGCTGCCGTTATCAGGAATAAGTACAAACGCGTACACCTCACCAGATTTAACAAAAACAGGTGAGTCAAAAGAAAAATCAGTATATGCACTAGCGTCAGAACTGACATTTATATCAGCTGCTTCTTTTTGTACTTTACTAAACGGGACAATCCTTCTAGTAGGTTCACCATTATCACATTCTCTAAGCTGAAGCGCTATACCTTTATTAGTATCTTTAGATTTAAAATATAGTCTTATCTTAGTTAGAAAAATACCTTCTACTTCTAGATCATTTATAGAAAATGTTTGTCCAATTGGTTTAGCCATTTAATCGTTCCTAATATGTTCTCATTATTTATTAAATAAATTACACTTAATCCAGCCTACAGCATAGCAAATTGGCTCTAATACCATTCTGTATGATCTACCAATATTATCTCGCTTACCTTTACGTAACTCTTGTCTAATATCAGAAGTTCTATGACGTGCAATATGTTCTAATACTTTTCTTAACCAAAGTATGTTCTTATCGCCGCGCTTATATGCTTTATCAACTAATGGTAAAAATATAGCATGATAACCAGCTTCATGATATTTAGTCATATGATCTGCTGAGTATTTTAACCACACTGCATTTCTATATGAACCAAAACCATATGCTTCATTCATAGCAGTACATACTATTTTACAGCTACCACCTGTACTACTACCTGTAGAAGTCATTTCACCTGAGCTATCATACCCGGTACCACCACCGGTATTCCCACCACCAGTTGAAGGAGGAGGTGGAGGTGGTGGAGGTGGAGGATCTGGATCCCAAATTTCTTTAGGAACAGTAGTAACAACAGTGTTAGAGTCTTTTACAGTAGATACAAAAAATTCAGGAATTTGAACTTGCATTTTTGCACGTGCAGTATGGTATGATAATTTATTACCAAAATAAGTAGCTTCTGCTGATGTAGTAATAACATCTGCACCGGTTACTAAATCATCAATATCTAACAGTCTTAATTTAATCTCATCTGATTTAAATGTGTTGCCTTGAATGCTAAAGTTACCTTCGAGTTTGCCACTAGCATTAGTATAAAGCGGGTCACCGTAACCTCCTATAGTAGAAGTTACAACACCTCCGGATCTGCTATACCCCGCTAAAGGCTGGCAAGAGGCGTTAACTGGAATGTTATTAAAATACGCATATATTCTAGTATTAGGCTTCATACCTGTAGCACTAAATCTTATAACTTTAGGTTGAATATATGTTTGTACACTAATATCAGTAACAAATTCGCCAATATTAACAGTTTCAGAATCTCTTCTAGTATTAAGATTCTCACCGCGTCTTTGCTGCTCTTGTTTTGTTACTTCATTCCAAGTAGTAAGATCACCTCTTCTACCATTTCTAGTTGCTCTAACTGTCTTTTCATCTGTTTTAGTAACTACAGCTTTACCAACGTTAGTCCAATCACCCCATTCAGTAAAGAATGATAGATCAGCCATTTCAGCAAAATTAGAATAAAGATCTAAGTTACTCTTAACATCAGGTGCTCTAGTAAAATCAGGTGTAGTATCGGTATCTGGAGTTAATTTAAGCTGTCCAATATGCTCATAAAGATTACCTTCAATACAATTTCTAAGCTTTGATGCTAATCTTTGGTTTACATATGAAACTTCAGTATAATCTAATGCAGCAACTTTACCATAAATGTTTGCATTATTATAGTATGCTCCGTCTAAATTCATAGAAAGTCTACTAATAGCAGGTCTCATTTCAGTAGCAGAGCGATCAATAGAAATAAAATATTGCTTATCAGTAGTAGCACCGATATCATGTCCAGCAAATGGATCTACTAAGAATCCACTCTTAAACCTGTCTAAGCCCTGATCGTTTTTAACTTGAAGATCAGTAGTTTTCTTTTCTAAAAGATTTAAGCTTGTTAGGTATTCTACATTTTTAAGTCTATCATCTATACCACCAATATCGCGCATTGTGTATCTACGCTGTTGAGTAAGCTTAGTACTAATAGTATACTCTGGAAGCTTATATGTAAGATTTTCAGCAGGTGATATTGAAGGATAAGGTGGAATTACAATTGTACCTAATGCCATTGATCCTGGTAGATCTTTTGGTTCAACTGGATTAAGAGCTGGTTTACCTTCGTTAATGAATACTTCACCTACTGTAGAAATTAATACTTTATCAACTCTAGACATATAGAACTTTAAATCAGTTTTATATTGTGAATCCGGGGCAGGCATATAGCTACCTGCACCAGATACTGAGAAGCTTACTGTATTAGATGGGTTTACAGTTGCAGTAGAAGAATTAGCTGCAGGTAATGCTGTGTTTGAAGCATACGGTCTAAAGTCAACACAGTCTCTTAAATTATATGAGAAATCATCAAATACAATTGACGGTATTTGCGCAGTAACTATAGCGGTAGTATTAGCAGTATTTGCATCATCTACCGGGTAAGAGTTAGCATTAAAGAAACCGACACCCTGTGATGCATCTTGAGTAAAGCAGTCTAAACTTACTAAAATGGTATCGTTTGGTTTAAGTGAGAGCCCTGCTGTTAGACTAATTGACGCTAAACCATAATGAGATTCTTGCTGACCAAGATCAATATCAAATTTACTTGAATAATCAGTACCTGATGTACTATACGTACCATCAGAACCTATGTAAATAGTATTAACTTTTAATACGTCAGGTAGACCTAAAGTCCAAGGTCCGATATTTCTAGCCGGGTGAGTTGAACAGTTAATTTTTACTATAGTATTTTTCTTTATTTCTTTTTTAATAGGAACAGTATCTGATCTTACTATTCTATGATAAAGAACAGCACCTAGTGAAGTAGCTAATGATTCACCTAAATTAATAGTAGCAGTAGTGCCTGCAATAGAAATTGTTCTATCTGTTCTAGTTGCAATAGGTACTAAGTAGCCATTAGGGAAATGTTTTCTATGAGTTAACCCGGTAGAAGATCCTGATATTGCTGAATCAACTGTCATTAAAGTATTATTAGCAATATTAGTAATTCTTCTAAGATCAGTGTTTACGTAAATATAATCGCCTATCTTATAATCTGTTGTATAAGTAGTTGATGCACCAGTAATAGTAGTGTTATTATTAGTATTAGCAGTACCGGTTTTAGCTGTTGAGTTAGCAGATGCGGTAGTAATGATAATAAAGTCTTCGTCAGAAGCATCTGAAAGGTTTCCTGAATAAGCAAAATTCTCAGTACCTGTACCTACAACCGCTGGTAAAGTAATACCTGAGTTAGCACCACCTACTCCAAACTGGAATGAAATTCTATTAGTATACTCATATTGAGTTTCTGTAAAATCGTTAATAGAAACTGCTCTCTGTCCAAGCGGGTATATTAAACCACCACCTGCAGGTTCTTGTAAAACTGCTAATCCGTTTTCAAGGACTACGTCAGCTACTGCTAGTAAACTTCCACTATAATAACGAATGCTGCGAATATCTGCAAAATCATATCCATCATCCATATCAATATTAAATAAGTAGAGTTGGTAAATAGCAGATGGAGTACCAGGTGTACCAGAGCCATATTTAATTGCTTTGGCATATGCATAACCAATTCTATTACCTGTACTGGTAGAAGTGCCTAAGAATGTTCTGCTTGTTAATGCAGTATAAGCAGTGTTATGAAGTTCAATTTGAATTAGATTTTCAGTATTGAAATCGCCTGCATATTCTTTAATGTTTAAATAACTACCAAAATTAGCAGAAGTAATATTATTAGTTACTGTTTTTTTATCCGTTGCTTTTCTAGTAGGTGTTAAAAATTTATTAATTACCTCAACACGATAACCTTCAATATAACCTACGCCTTTAGAAATACCAACGCTAAAATGTGTTGTGTTGCTAGGAATGCTTTCAGCAGAAAGTAAGAAAGGAGTAACAACATAGTTGCCGCTTTCTTCATAAGTTCTTCTAGCAAATTCACGACTGAGTGCTGCATATTGTGCATCAAATTTAATAGAAACTGGTAAGCCACCTTTAAAATCAGCAAGTGAAAAGAATGCATCTGAGGTTGCTATATTAGAAGTAGTTCTTACATCAAGAGTAGATACTAATTTAAGTCTATGCGCGCCTGGCGCAGCATAATTAGGTGCTCCAGAAGCATTGTCTAGCAAGCTTGAGTCAATTTCTGGCGTAACAATATTTTCATCAGTAACGAAACCAATCGAAAGGTCATCTGGTGTATTGGTATACTTAGATACAATAATAACTTGAGGCTCAACTCTAATAAAATTACCTTTTTGATAGATAACACCATCTGTAGTTGAGAACCCATAACCTGTACCTGTAACTGCAGTTACAGTAGCGTTTGTAGACATAACTGTTACGTTACCTACAGACACGTTAGCAGATGTAAATACTCTTAACTCTTGGCTAGCTTGGAAAACTTTTTCATTAGTGTCGCTAGTGTTTTCATACTTAACATAGATAGTAGGAGTATCTGGATAAGCAGATTCAAGTCCTTCTACTGTATTAATAATTCTAGCTTTTAGACCGTTAGCATTTTCAATATAAAGATCTTGAAAATCACTAATAGTATATGCAGAATTATTAGCGTATGTATCTTTAAGACGAACAAATGTATAGTTAGGATCAAACGTAAAAGCACAGCCTGCTACTACAGATCCATCTTTAAAAATATGATCACCAAATCTACGAATTTGTTCTTGTAAAATAGTTTGAAGCTGAGTTAACTCTCTAGCCTGAACAGGAACAGATGGTCTAAATAATATTCTATGAAAATTCTTTGTATTATCATAGTCATCAAAATATGGTGATATGTTAAAATTTGTAGTTAAATTAGACATCAGATTCCTCTATTAGAATTTTATAACTAGCTTGAATGTCTCTTTAGATGTCGGTGTTCTTGTAAACGGTTCTAAGTTTTCAAGAAATAGTACAGATCCAGAGTTTCTTACTAAATCAGGTGGTGTGAATGTATTTGCTAGAGAGTTATATCCAACCGCACCTGAAGTATCACCGATAATTGCATAATCACCTTGCTGGAATGTACCTCTAACATCAGAAAGAACTAGCACTGGATAAATTGCATCCACCACAGCGTTAGCATTTCTTACACACGTTATATTATTTAGTCCAAAAGTTCCTTGTACAGAAGACAATTTAAGATAAGTTGTATTAGCAAAAATTACTATACCATTAGCATTTGATACTGTATCAATTACAACATCTCCTACTACATAATCATCTGTAGGACTATTTATTGATAGATCTATATCATTTTCTTCTGATAATACCATACCTGAAGCATCGCTAACTGCTTGTGTGACTGTTTCATGTTCAGCATATGGTAGAGTATTAGTAAATAATGATAATCTACCAGTGTTAATAAACTTTAACCCTACATTTGCAGTTATATCTTTACTATTATTATTAATTTTAATATATTGTATCTCAGCAGCAGCATTAGCGGCTGAAGTATTTGAATATCTTATAGCATATGTGTTTGCAAAGGTACCGGTTGCATTAGTAACTCTAATTGTGTTATTAGAAGCAATCTGATAAAGAATTGCGGAAGCACCAGTTGTATCTTGAATAATTTGAGTAGAGTTGCTTGCTATAGTAAAGTTAATTACGTTTTGTGATTTAACATTAGAAGTATACCCGGATGCTAAACCTAATATATTATCCCCTGCTTGGTTAGCAACAAATGTACCGGAAATATCTTTTAGTTCGAGCAATGTAGAATTACTAAATGTTACAATACCTGCTGAATTGGAACTATCCTGAAAAACAATTTCACCTACAGTAAACGGGTTAGTAGTATTTTGAAGAGTAAATTTTTGTCTTTCATAGATAGAATTTAACGAGCTTGAATTGCCGCTTAATGTTAGATAAAATTCTTTATAAAGAGGTTCTTTAATTACACCGATAGTTCTATAAGAGCCTACGGTAGGGAAGTCATAACTTTCTGATGTAGTGTTTGAAAACTCTACACTTATAATTGCATGCTTTGCACCTA